TAATTCATAGTTATCATTTAAGCCGTCTACTAAGTCATCTACTAAATTATCAGTAACCTCAAACTTAAGTTTATTACTCTCACTCTTTTCAGCGAAAGCCTTCGCCATTTCAGTAAAACTAGTCATTGTTTTTTTGTTCTTTGATTAATTTACGAATCCGCTTAACTTTACATTTAACGCATTCTGGTTGACATTTAGTATTGCCTTTACGTTCGCATTTATTTAAAGGTTCTAAGTGGTTAAATAATAAAGGTAGGTGCATCATCTTAACCAAACAACCCCGCTAGACCTTCTTTAATCCGATTAGTCTTTAGTTCTTTAGCAACATTAGCAACCCTAACCGCACTCATAACTTTAGCAACAGGCGAGAAATTAGAATATATTGTGGAGTTAGTAATCTCGTTACTCGTCTTCCCATAACGCCTAGCATTTAACTCTCTGACGCGTTTTGCAATGTAACTTTCTAATAACTCAAAATCATCTGAACTATTAGGCATTGGCATTTTTTCATTGTTAAAACACTTACTCAATATAACATCAAAGTAAGACAAGCAAAGACTAATATCATCACTTTTAAATGAATAATTAATATCTTTAAAAAATTCTTCTTTACAAATCTGTCTATATAAACTGTTGTCACACTCGCTCACTTTATTAACCACAAAACAATTAAATTGAAAAAACGGTATTAAATTAATATTATTAACTAAAAACTCGTACATACTGATTTTAAACTTAAGCTTATTCATCTGATTAACTAAAGAACTTTCACTGTTATAAACGTCATCTAGTATTTTAGTCCAAGCATAAACCGTGTAAGCTGCTGGATTATTTTCAGCGTGTCGCTTTAGCATTTCAGGTCCAGTATTTAACCATTGTGGAGCTATGCTCGCAGCAATACCTGAACTAGTCCCAAACAAAACTCCAATAGCTTGTCCGGTCTTATTACAATACTGTGTTGACGCAATTCTACCATTATGATTACAAGAATCAACACAGTAACTAATTCCATTATTAATCTGCTTATAGTTATTACTCTCATCAGCTGCATTAGCAAGCAATTCAAAATCTTTAGCATACGTGTGTAAAACACCAGCATACCTTGCCCAACTACCACGTTCTAACTCACTCAATTTTCTCATAATAAAAATCCCTGTTTTATTACCTGCGTTTAAGTTTTAACCCCTGCAAATAAGTTAGTTCATGAGCTAGCAAGAAAAACTAGACTAAACGGCTATGACAGGGGGATACCGCAAAGTCTTAAAACTCACATTGTCGCCCATGAACTACAAAGACCTTACTACATACTGCAAAACAATGTCAACCCCTAAAATGAAGAAAGTTAACAAAATAATTAACATGTCAACAGGGCAAAATCACCCCCTCCCTTGTCAAAGTTGTAAAATCACACCTTTATAACATTGCAAAAACACCTAAAGTTAACAAAACAGTCAAGTAACTTGTTTATTAACTTGTTGACACGGTTTAATAGTAGCTCATTAATGTCTGAGAGACGGTAAAGTTAAGGGTTTAGTTAAAATTAACAGATTTGTTAACTTTGGCTTCTTTCTACTCGTGATTTGCCTAATACGACTAGCTAATAATGTATTAATACATTTAAAAATAGGGGATTCCGAGAGGGGGGGGGTCAAAACCCATCTTAACAGCTTGTTAACTTTCGTTGTAAATAATCACTACCATATGTTGTAAATTTTGTAAATATTCCTTTAAACCCTCGCAACGCGCAACAAAATCTCACAACTATTTTAAACTTTTTACACCAACGCTATTGACATTAGCACAAACTATATATAAATTCACTGCAATGCTTAATCTTAAGCAGAACGTTAATATGACTTAACACAATTAAACACAATTAAACACAATTTAACACAATTAAACACAACACACAAAGGAACTATCTATTATGAAAGTTACAACTAATAATGCAGAAACCAATAATTCAGGCGAAGAACCACGTGGCGATTACCCAGAAACATGGTCAAAAAAAGCCATTAATGATGATCAAGACGCTTTTATGCAATCTGTAGGTGCTGCTAGTGAAGGCATGCCCGAAGGTCGCGTTTTCCGCAACTTTGATGAGCTAGACCAAATCCCAGAAGGTTTTGAAATCAATATTGAACCTAAAGATACTGGTTCTTTCAGTGATAGTGAAGCATGCTTTGTTTACGCTATTCCAACTGTTGAAGCTATTGAGGCAATGGGTGAAGCTGGCAAAGATTTCATTCGCCAATGTGTAGCATCAACACTAAACCGTAAAGCATCGTCATACCAATGGGCAGTTAATCGTAAAAATGGAGCGTTCTCGGCACCACTAGACATTAACTCATGGCTTGAAGGTGCTAAACCTAGCTCTAGCTCTGGCGGTGTACGCTTTAGCAAGAAAGGTTGGAATGCAGTTAGTGAAGTTATTGTTAATGCTATTAACGGTCTTTACAAGTCAAATAACCACCCAGCACGTATTAATAAACGTGAACTGTCGCGTTGTATGGCTAGCGTCAACGATGCAAATGCATTGCATCCTGTAATAAAGGCATGGGATAGCGTTTTCACACAAGCTGAAACACTAATCAAAGAAGAAATTGCCAAACCTGAAAGCAAACTTACCGATAAAGAACTTGAAGTTCTAACTCACTGGAAAGCAACGCGCGATCAGCAAGCTACTAATGACCAGCTAGAAATCACTGAACTTAAATTCGACTAGTAATTACTATCTTATAGCTAATCATTATAAAACAAAACAACTAAGCGGGGTTTACATCCCGCTTTTTTTATGTCATGTGTTCACTTATAAGTAATCGACCCGACAATAATCCAACACTAACCCAGCACCAACCCAACACTAACCCAGTAGTAAACAAAGGAAAACAATACCATGCACACCATAGTAATTTTCGCACTTACTGTTAACGGCTTAGTAGGTAAAACCATTGACGGTAAAACAGTGCGGCTGTAACGAGCTAATAACTTACAACATTACACCGCGCACAACACTGCACAACACTGCACAAAAAAAAGGGCAGTACGGATTAATATCTACACTGCCCTTTTTTGATGCTTATGATTTAATTTTAGCTACCACACTAGAACTAACAACCTACTCCGTTATTATAAACTTCCCTATAGCTAACCACATTCCCAAACCCCATAACATTAATGATATTGCTAGCAACGCACATGCATCGCGGAACAATCCATTCCGCAGTTCTCTTTCATCCTCACACAAGCGTTTAAACTTATTCAGGTACTTCAAACCATTCATTTCTCAAATCCTTCTATATGAGCTTGCTAGAGCATCATGCCCTTAACTTTATACTGCTTTTACACTCACAAATACACAGTATCACACATATCTTAACAAACCCTTAACAAACCCTTAACACCAGCAATACCAGCACAGCACCAGACAATAAAAAACCCCGCTGGGAAGCGAGGCTTGCTCTTAATTTACATGTTATAGCTTATCCTAACAAACTAACAACAACCTTAACCCTTCCTTTCTTTAAACTCTTTGGCCATGAAACTTAAAATACGCATAGTTTCATCACCTAATTTAGTACCAACTCTAGTTTCTTTCCAGTGCTTACGTGCTTGTTTTACACTACTAAACACTCTACAACCAGCGTGAACACTACCACTTTTACTCATTACAAACTGATATCCGTCAGACCTAATCGGGCCTTGTATTAAAGCATTACTACATTTTCTTATCTTTAAACAACTACGGCAATCAATACAACTAGTACAACTATTACAATTGACACAACTACTACAACCAGTGCATTTAATACAACTGTGGCATTCACCACAACCCTTACAACTATGGCAATTAATACAATTAACACAGCCACGGCAACAAACTAAAGTTCTTAAAGCAGCTTTTGCACTCTTCCTACTACCGAAATAATGATAATAGCACTTATTACCATCAATATCTACGACATATTCTTCGTATTCTATAATATCACGATCACTCTTATTCATAATCTTAGTCGTAATCTTATCCATAATCTTATTCTCCTATTATTAATTAATCTACTATATACGCCAGTTCTGTCACATTAAAACCCTATAGTAAAGTTTTTCTGTCACGGAACATTACACCACAATTATACACAACGCAACCCCTTAGTTAATAATAATTCAATTAATGTTGTCAGTTTATATCTATTAGGTATATATTTCCCTCCCAATTCACACAATGTACTACTAAATACATTCATGTTCACATATGTTCTTGTTAAGTTCACACTTTGTCGAGCCGCAAAATCACGACAGCAGTACTAATGCCTGCTCGCCTCGAAGACATGAGTAGTACAAAGCGTCAACAAAGCATGAACACTAGGGTACATAGTTAATGGGGGGTATTACCCCCAATAGTATGCAAGGCGCTGTTGCTATATAAAGACAACGCTCCAAAAAAATTATAAATAATAGATATGGTGTCAGTACTGTTTTAAATGTATTAGTAAATTGAAATGCTGTGTCTCGGATGCTTGATGCTAGGGTTTGATGTACGGGAGTATTAATTTAATGTAGTTAGAAACCACGTATGTAGTCGGGAGTATTAAGTTAAGGTTTTAGTTACATTAACACGGGTTTACTGTATTATAGTTTTATGAATTATTTTGTTTATTATTAAAATTAAAAATTTAAAAATTTAAAATTTGTTGTGAAGGGTTGTTTTACTATTGACTGACCGCGGGGAGTTATGTTATTTATGGTAGTTACGGTAATAAGAGTTTATGCAGATGCTTTGCAAGGATGTAATTGGTTATGTTTGGTAAGGGTTTGGCCCAAAAAATTGATGATAGTGCTAATGTGGAAAACGTGGGCATAGTGTTATCGGATGAACAGATTAATTGCATCGCGATGATGACTGCACAAGGCTACACAGCGCGTAGTATTATGCATGCGAGCGGACTTACACAGTCTGGTGATTATGAACTAGCTTTACAGAATGAATTAGTTCAGAAACAAATCTCTGAACTTAAAAGCGAAAAGGTTACTAAGGAGATAGAGAATGCAGGCAGGTGGGATGTAGCGGAAGAACTGGCTTTAGAAGCCGTTATTCATGATATTACTTATAGTAGCTCTGAAATGTCTCCGATGGAGAAATTACGTATCGCTAAAGAGGCCAATACTGCGAAACGTAAAACAGGTGATGAAGCTTTACGTAACGGTAGTAATGTGGGCCAGCTTGATGGTGACTTAGTAAACGGTAATAAACAAGTTATTAATTTGAGTTTACCTACAGTAGTTATTAACAGGTTTAAACAATTAAGTGAGAATAATGGGGCTATTATTGAAGCAGAAGCTGTTGAGCAAAAAGAATTTGAAGGTAATAATAAAGAGATACTAACACCTGATGACGTACAGGATATCTTGAAAATTAATCTCAATGAGAATAACAATAGTGATATGTTTAGTCCGTCAGGTCAAGAGTTGTTTAATAGTGTGTTTGATGAAGATAGTAATATCGGTATTAGTGATGCAGAAGGTTAATTGCTAATATCATGGCTAATATGAAATACGACTATTCTGGTAATTTGTACACCGAAAAAGACTATCGTAATAATGATTTTCTTACAGAACAGTTTATTAAACAAGAGGGGACCGGTGTTGGTGCAAGAGATATTCCAAAAGATATCCATGATTTAAACACAGTTAATATCGATCGGATACAGTTAATACAAACGCTTAAGTATGATTTTGATAGTTTTATTAAATTAATATTACACGAAGAAGAAGGTATCGATTTGGGGGTGCCTCCTTTTCATAAATATGGTTTTAAAAAGATGACTGATATTGATATTATCAACTTAGTTATTGCTTGGCCGCGAGACCACGCTAAAACGACATTATTGAAAATAGCTATACTGTGGTTGTTTATATACACTCCCTTTAGGTTTGCTATGTATGTTTGTCATACTAATAAGAAAGCGGCTAACGCCCTAGCTGACTTAGTTAATATGATGAAAAAGGAAAGTGTCGTCGGGATTTATGGTGTGCCTAAAATCATTAAAGCACAAGCCAGTACCGGAAGCTACCTTATTGATTGGTGTGATAAGAGAATTATATTAGAAGCTGTTGGTGTTGGGCAAGATGTTCGTGGTACTAATATTGACAACCAACGGCCACAGATACTAGCACTTGATGATGTTGAAAAAGCAGAAGAAGGTGAAGAAAATAAGATGGGTTACGAAGGTATTAGTGACTGGTTCTTTGCCACTCTTCGTAAATGTGTTGATAGGCGTGGCCATGTTATAAGACAGATCGGTAATTTAGTAGCTGAAAAAAGTTTGCTTTATGATAATCTTACTAGTGATTATTGGGTTAGTACTAGGTTATCAGCTATTACTAAAGAAGGCAAACCTCTTTGGCCTGCTAGATGGACTTTAGCACAGTTAAAGCTTGATTTATTGGAATATATTGAAAAAGGTAAGATGGGTATTTGGATGTCCGAAATGCTCAACATGCCTTTGAACGAGAGTAATGCTATTATACGTAGTGGTGATTTACTAATACGTGATGAAGTTACGCCTGACAACCCTGACATACTGATGAAATGTATTACTGTTGACCCAGCTATTACTAAAAGTGCCACACACGCTGATAATGCAGTGGTATTTGTACACGTTTATTTAAACGGTGCTTGGCAAGTAGGTGAAATATTCTCTGCTAAAGGACAAAGTGTTTACGATTTGTATTATAAGATCATCGAGCTAGCTTCTAAATGGCGAATTACTCTGGTAGGTATTGAAACTGAGGGTTATCAAGAAGCGTTGAGGCAGGTGTGTGAGCAGAAGGCTATTGAAATGGGTATTAATACAATGCATTTCGTGCCTTTAAAAACTAATAAGAAGTCAAAAGCTAGTAGAATTATAGCTTGGGCTGGTATGTTGAAAGCTAAGAGCTATGCTTTAAGTTTTAATTACCTTTGGTTGTTTGAGAAACTAGTTAAATATAATCCTGATACTAAGAATAATGATGATGATGAGCCTGATGCTGGTAGTTATATATTGCATATGATAGATTACTATGGGCACTTAATGGCAGGTATTGTTGATGATAGACAGGTAGCTGCTGACAAACGATATAAAGATGCTCATCGTGATGACTATAGGTATTCAGATCAATTATACGTTAGGAATTAATTATGGTTAAAAGAGCTAAACGTGTTAAAAGTGTTGGTAGTGAAAGATTAACTATCAGTGATAGATCATTAAGTAAGAAAAAACATGATGAATTATTAACTTGGTTGTTTGATCGTATTATGCCTGCTTATTGTGAGCACACGGACAGAGTTTATTTGTATGATTGTGTTACAGAGGGTTTAGCTGCTAAGTACGAGAACAAAGGTTTTGAGAAAGAGCGGGAGATAGCTTACGCAAAAGGTCAGACCTCTATTCAAAGTGATATTAAATACCCTAAAGTTTTGGGTAATGTTAATGATATCGCGGCCAATGTTATTAATATTTTGTTTCCGGCCAGACAAATGTATGGTAGCGTTGAGACGAGTCCCACCAAACAAGATATTACTGCTGCATTTGTCAGCGAGATGAATAAAAACTCTCGTAAGTTTAAACATTTTACTAATATGACTAAATGTATTACTGACGCAATTGCTTATAATGTTGCTATCGTTGAGAATGATTATCTTGAGGTTAAGGGTTACACTGGTAGTAAAACTCGTGAGCGAAGTAATTTAAGTGCTACTAATAATACACAGATTATTAAACGTGGTACTAGGTTGAAACATTTGGATATTTACAATACGATATTGGATTGGTCAGCTGACATTGAGAATTATAGTACTGACGCTGAATTTTACGTAAAGGTTGAGCGAGTTACTGATAACGATCTACTGCGTAAGCAAGAACAAGGCGAGATACTCTTAGCTAATGATATATTAAATTTGCTTAGAAGGCCTAAAGTTAACGGTGGTAAGATTGAAACTTCCAGTAAAGGCAGTCCTTTTTATAACACAGGGCATTTTTCTACTACTGTGCTTGGTAACCGTGGGGGAAGCAGTTTTGCGGGCATGTATCATTATCGCTGTGATTTTAGATCGAGATATAATCATATTAGAGAACACTACAGTCATGAGGATAATAATAAACCATTTGATCATATTAAAAGTATTTACGGTAGTGATGGTGAGCGCATAAAAGAAAAACAAACGGCACTGAATGAACTAGTTACTATTACAATTAGAGCCAGTGAAGAAGATATTGGTTTAAGTTCAAAACAAGGGACAGCTCGTGATCAAAGCGATGGGAAGAATATTAGAAAAATATGGCGCATTGGTATTGTTAACGGTATACGTATCGTTAGTATTGATGAAATTGCTACAAACCACGGAATGTTACCTTGTTCAGTAACTGTCCCTAAGACTGAGCTTAGTGACACTTGTAGTTTAAGCTTAAGTGAACAGTTATTGCCGTTTCAGGAAGCTGATAGCTCATTAATGAATATTTTTATTAAGCAAGCTAGAAGTGATAAAAACAAAGGTTTAACTTTTTATGCTAAAGAGATAGTGGACTTAGATGAATGGGCGGACCCTACTACTGGACGTATTGGTGTTAATTTAAAAAATAAGAGTGGTCCTGATGGTAAAAACTATCGTTTGCAAGATTTAGTGCATAATGTGCAAGGGCATCCTATTAATAGAAGTCTTATTGAAGGTATGGGTTTACTGGAGCAAAAATCTCAGGATATATTTCCAACACAGAGTGTTGATCAGCTAGCAAATTTAAATAGACCTGTGACACATCAAAGTAGGTCACTAACACAGTTGCAGAATTTACCAGTGTTCATTTTTGCGAGAACTATTCATGATGAGTTGTTAGAACCACAAAACTATATGCATGTTATGGATATTATTAATAATAATGATACTATTAGCATGATGAATAGTGAGGGTAACGAAGAACAAGTCGACCCTACTACTTTAGATTTAGAAAGTGTTGACTTAGCCGTTAGTGATGGTTTACGCGGTATTGATACTATTGCAGTCATGGATAGATTAAATCAAATACTACAGTATGCTTTCCAATCACCGGAAGTATTAAGAGAGTACGATGTTATGCTCATAGCTGATTACTTGTTGAAGATGGAAGGTGCCAATATTGAGATGGAAGCGTTTAAGTTCCAAAATCCTTTTGATGCATTACCACCGGAACAGAAAGAGTTAGCAGTTCAATTATTACAACAAGCAGCTGCCGAGCAAGGTAATGATGACGGTGGGGGTGAATTATAAAATAGGTTACCCAAGTTTTAATGAAATTTAATAGTACAATTAGAAAATTTTGGGCTGGATAAGTAAGGTGTTTACAAACGTATTTTATTGTTTCCTAGTGAACGTAAGTGAACGGCGTAGCCGTGATCGCAGCGTTAGCGTAAAACAATAAAACTTGGTTTGTCAATACTTTACGAAGGCTCCAGACCATTAAATTTTTGACACAACTAAAGAAAGGAAATAGTAATGTCAAATTCATCAGCAAACCCAGCAGGGTCGTTATTTGGACAATCATCAGCACTAGCAGGAGGGGTTATCACAGATAAACCAGACAATAAACCTCTTAGTAATGAAATTCAAAAAAACAATAATGACTTTGTTAACAATCCCCAAAATATTAATGATACTATTTTGAAAAAAGCTGAAAATAACGACCCTGCTCAACTTGCGGAAATGTTGACAACAGGTGCTGTTCTGATAGACCATGAAGATGAAGGAAAAAATAAAAACATTACCAATACTAATCCTCAAGAGTTTAAAGATGAAAAAGGTAATATCATCTCTCAAGAGCAAAGTATTATTAATGAATTAGCTAAAGATTATAAAGGCGAGACATTCTTACCGGATGATGTAACTGAAAAAATAACAGAAGGTATTACAAATGGAAACTTATCGCCATTAACTGAAGCAATGGAAGCTGTTGGTAACAATGCCTTTGCTAGGGCAATGCAATCGTTTCTTAAACTAATACCTGAAATTATTAATAGTACAGAAATGGCAGTATTAGATAAAGTAGGTTCTCAAAACCAAGTTAATGACGTTTGGTCCGAATTTATGTCTGCTTACCCGGGTTATTCTCGCGATAATGCTCTTGCTAAAGAACATGTTATAAAAGGTATTGAAGGCGGGCGTAGTAAAGAAGAAGTATTTGCCGCTGTTGATATCATCTTTAGCGGTACTAAGAAAAAACAAGAAGCTGATAATCAGGGTTTTGAAAAATTCTCACCAGAAGAAAATTCAAAACCATTTGATTTAGATGCTTTAATAAATTCGTAATTAATTTAAACAAAGCTTAAGGAATTTAAAATGGCGCAAAAAGGTTTATATAGTACTCTGGACGTTGAAAGTCGTAGCGTAAAACAAGGTTTTGAAGGTGCTTTGATGTACTATGAAATGGCTAATATGGCGCCATTAATAGCTATGATGGGTGCGAAGTCTAATCGTAACTATAATGACATTCGTATTGAATGGTCAGAAGCACAACATATTACAGGCGTTAATGGTATTATTGATTATCATAATGACCCCAAAGGCTGTGTACTATCATTTGCTGATACTTCATGGGTTACTGAAAATACTTTGTTCCTAGTTATTCGTACTGGTGAAATTATTTTTGTTCACTCAGTCGATGGTAATGTTGTCACTGTGGAACGTGGTTTTGGTGATACTGATTGTCTACCTATTAATGTTAATGCTAGTACCGACGAAGTAATTCAACGTATTGGTACAGCGTTCCCAGAAGGTAGTGAGCGCCCTGACCCGATTAGTTTTTACAACATCAGTAAAGTTAATTATAACCAGATTTTCCGTAATACATGGGCTGTGACACGTACTGCTGCCATGCTTAAGTACACAGATGGCGATTTGATGAAAAAGCTAAAACAAGAAAGTCTTATGATGCATATGCGTGATATTGAAATGACTTTGCTGTTTGGTGTTAAATCGTTATCATATCAAGACCAACGACCTCTGCGGACAATGGATGGTCTTTACAGGCAACTTTGTACTAATATTGGTTGTCCCTACGACGGTGTTCTTACGGTGCCTATGCTTGATAACTTTATTGAGCGTGTTATGGAGCATAATATTAAAGGCAAGCCGCAACGGCACATCGCTTTTTGTGGTCGTGGTTTCTTGACACTAATAAACCGTATGGCACGTCTATCTCAGCAATATCAAGTAGATGGAACACAAGACTTCTTTGGACAAGTTATTAACACATGGCGTACTCCGCACGGAACTATTCGTTTAATGGTTCATGATTTGTTGTCTGAGATTCCGGGCTACCGCAATGATTTTATTCTTCTACACCAAGATACAGTAGAACTTTACTACATGTATGAAGGCAAAGAAGAACATATGGGTATCCAAGGTAATGATGGTGTTGACGCTCATATTGGTGGTTATATTACTGAAATGACTATGAAGGTTAATATGGAACTAGCTTCTGGTTATATGACCGGTGTGTGTGATGTTGCTGGCGAGAGCCAACCATTCTATCTAGTAAATCCGCATGAAAGTACTCCAAATCCGGGCTGCTAATACATTTATTACAGCTTGTTGTGGAAGGGCGGTAGTGTTTCTTTAGTTGTGCGCTACCGCCCTTTTTATTAATATAAAAAACAACTAAACCACAACAATTAAGGAAAATATTATGAAAGATACAATCGAAAATCAAGAACAAAAACTGATTAATTCATTAGCTGAAAATAATAGAACTAATAATGGTTTAATTAGTCAAATGGCCGACCCTACTAAAAAAGATGGTAATAACCTTTTTGGGGTTACGTCTTCCACGCGCGAAGAAGGTACTGGTAATGAAATGGGTTTACCTAAAGCCACGATAGCTCACGCCTCAGAAGTTGACAGTGATATTGTTCACCAGTCAGCCCCTACAAATTTAATAACAGATACTGTTGCAGGTAAAGAATATAATAATTCCATATTTAAATCATTACCTAAAGATGATGAAGTTAGCGGCGAAGTTAAAGAGCTTCTTCTTAAAACTAGGCAAAATGAAGAAAGCGGTCGTCAAGAATACATCGTAGCTCGTCATTTTGCGCAAACTAGTAATAGAAAAGGTGCTGTTATTTACGTACCTCATTTCATTAAAGGTCGCGGTGAAACTACTATTAATATCGAATTTGAAAATGGTTTATATTCAACAACTAATGTTCAAATTGTAAATGCTTTGCAAGAAGCTATTAATAGAAAAGCTGGAGCTGGCGCTGTTATACAAGAAATTAGTCAGGCTCATTATGCTCAAATTTTATCTTCTGAAAGACAAGCAAAACGTCTACGTACTATTGGCGGCCTTGTCAATACTGCTGATATTTCACCAGCTACTGGTGGTAAATCTGCTATTGATCTTAAAAACGAAAATGAAAAACTTCAACGTGAATTGTTACAACAGCAAGAACTGGTAAAACAATTGCAAGCTGATGCTATAAAAGACACTAACGCAGGTTTATTTAACAAGCAATAAAATGACAAAAACTTTTTCTGAAACAGTAGATATTGTCGCAGCGCAGAGTGGCTATCAAAGTAATATTTCTTTCGTTGCTACAGCGGTAAATAGAGCTTTAAAACTAGCCTCTCCGCATCGGCATTATTCTATGCTTCAAGAAAAACGTTACGCCATTAATAATCCTAGAGGTAAAAGATTAAAAGAACATAGTTTAGATTTACCTTTTGATTTTAGAATAATGCTGGCTGTTCGTGCTGACAATAGACTTAGTATTGCAAAGAAAAATCCTGGTCTGGGTCAATTAATATCAGATCAACAGCATTCACCTATATTTTACTATCTTGCTGGAGACACGCTGCATGTTAGAGCGCCTATTATTAAATGCTTAGATATAGCATACTATAAAGTATTGCCTAATTTTCTCTATTACTCAGTAGAAAAAAGATTACTTCGATCAGCACAATCAGAAATAGATGCTTTATTTGAATATCGGTATCCTGATACTGATGATTGGGTGGCTTATAATAGTGATGACGCTAGGCATTTAAAATCATATAATAGACATGTTAATTGGTTACTGCGTGATTACAATGACGTTATAATTACAGGTGCTTTATCTAACACCTATAACGCTAAGGGTAATATTGAGGTAGGTGGTAGATTGTTCCAACAATTTCAACAAAGTATTAGAGATATTAAATCATTGTACGATGAAACAAGAGAAGGCGAATACTAAAATGTTAAAAAAATTATTCCCAAAATTTTTCAACAAACGTCAAGCTACAGAAATTTCAACAGTTAATAAACCTTCTCGTAGTAAAATTAACTACCTATCAGCTTTAGCATGGCTAGCAGGCTTGTCAGCTACTTTTGGATTACTAACACCAGAGCAAGCTGAAATGACTAAAGAAGTTATTCTTGTTTCATTGCCTCCTATTATAATGCTATTACGTACATTTTTTACAAACAAGTAAAGTTTATTTTAAATGCCATCCATAACACAAGGCGCTAATAACATTGGCGGATTTTTACCAACATTTGCTAATACGCAAAATGGCGAAGTGCGTGTGCTTAATGGTCGTAATTTTCGCTGGCATTATGACGGTCCTTTTAGTGGCTGGGGTAATACTGCTGTTAGTGATGTGTTTCCTGTTTGTGATGATTTACCTTACTATGGGTTATTTATAATTGATGACAGATCAATATTAGCAACACCTTATGGTATTTATGGGCAAAATAATAATTACCAGTGGGTTAAAGAATTTGAGTTAATACCTACTGGTTTAGATAAAACAGATGCTGATTATCCTTGGACCTATGCTTTTGTGGGTGATACACACTACCTATCACATCCTACAGTAGGTATTATTGGTTATAATTCTTATACATGTTCTTGGAAAAAGGTAAAGTTGTACTGCTGCATCGGTGATGACGGAGATACCGTTGCCAAAGAATTAGCGAAAGTCACTAGATACTACGACTACGAAGTGCCTAAAGTATGTAAAGAAAATATTATTTACTCGATTACATCAGCAGGTAATAGATTAATTCTACAAGCAAAAGATACCATTGGACACAGTGCAATTGATGATGGCCATAGATTAGAATGCGATCCTTTTTGCGGTGGTGGTTTTGTAAGTAGTAGTATGCTGCGCTATGGTAAACCTTTAGGTGTATTTAAAACATTGAATGGATTTATTGCTTTTAGTACGATGGGTGTTATGCAGGCTAGAAATTTAGAAAGTCTTGCTGCTTTTCAATACGAAAATGTAAATTATAACGAAGTCCCAATTAATCCTTGGGCTATTACTTCTTTTGGTGATGGTTTCCAGTTAGTATTTATGGGTAAATCAGAATTAAATCTAGGTAGTCTTAATAGAGAAACTTTTGTTATCCAGCCTTTTGAATTAGAAATGGGTAGCTGGCTCGCAGAAAAAGAATTTATTAAACAACAAACACTAACTAATCAACACGCTGTAGCTTTATTTTACTCCAAAGAAACTAAAGAATTGTTTGTTTCTTTAAATCCTCATGTTGATAAAAATAGGCAAGAAAATGTATATACTAGAAGTTTAGTATATAATGTCAAGTATAAAAAATGGTGTAGTTTTGATCAATGGCATAGAATTATTGGGCCTGTAAATGGTATTAACAGCCAACTGTATTACTACACTCTTGGATTTTTTGGCGAAGATAAAGCATTGCATTGTTATAACTATAGTGATTATAATACCTACTGCAATTGCAAAAAAGACTTAGATAGTTTTATTGAAATAGGTTTATTCGGTGTTCAGTCAGAAAGTACAACAAACATAGAAAGTAAACTGTGTGATTTTACTATCTACGTAGAAAATAATGCCGATTTATTAAACAATGAATTAAACAATCAACTAGCTCAGTCAGAATTTGAAGACAACTATCGTACTAAATCAATGTTTAAATTTAACGCTGATGTTAATGTTAATAGCTCTCTTGATGGTTATACAAGAATAATTAATTCTAACTTTAAACCAGTGGAAAAAGAAAATAGTATTGATAGTATTTTTAGTAAAAATTACAGTTGCGAAACAAGCGGATTATATCATAGTATTATTTTAACCGCTTGCGGGGTCAACCAGTTTTACTCATTAAAACAAATAATGGTTCAGCTGCAAACTAATGGAACTACAGCCTGATAAAGGGGTCTAGTAATGCAAAGAAATATTTCAGTAAAACAAAATGGTGGCCATGCTAGTATTAGTATTAGCCGTTTCTTCTATAATTCACGCGATAGAATGAAATATCGTGGTAAAAAAGGTGAGATTGTAGCTGATATGTGTGAGTGTCGTCGCGACACTGGTATTATTGATAATGATGGCAATCCTGTTTACGAGCCGATAGCTTCTTTGTACGCACATGACGGCAAGACCTGCGGTGGTGTTCGCATAGGCGCTTTTGCTTGTGATATAGCTCCGCAAGAACCACCTGATCTTTGTGCATTGCTAGGCGAACAATTCCCTGACCTTGGCAACCCATTAAATCTAATGATTATGCCGCCATTAATACCGCCTGTTATTGCTTGTGAAGTTCTTGACCAAATACCGCAATCAACAGAAAGTATTGATTTAAATGTACAACCTCCTGTTATTCCAGCTCCTGATGCTTGTGAATTATTAGGACAAATTGGCGCTAGTGATAACGCTATTAATATTTAAATTAGATTTAAAATTAATTGTAATTTATTATGAAGGAATAATAAAATGGCTGATGAAAAATTCGTATACGGCTACTGCTTAGATGCTGATGGTAATAGAGAGTGCCAAGCATTTCCTGTTATTGAGGGCCCTGTTGTTGATGAACTACATATTGTTAATTTTGATATTAATGGTAATGTTGCATCACTAACACGTAATGACGGTGTCGTACTAAACTCTACTATTAATTTTCCAGCAGATGACCTAATCGCTGGTTTTAGTATTAATAATGGTGTTGCTAGCATTACAACTACTGACGGTCAAACTTTTAATGCGCCACTACCTGCTGACAGTGACGTTACAGTTTCTAGTTTTACTATTGTAGGTAATGTAATCACGCTAACGTTGACAGACGGTACAACACTACCCATCACTTTGCCGCCTGACAGCACTGGTGCTGCTGAAACTGACGGTATTCACCTTGATGGCGATGTAATGCCTATTTGGAATATTAATAATAATACTGGTGTTGGCACAATTACTTACGCTACTGTTAATGATTTAACAGAAACAGCTGGCCCACCTTTAGTTTTACCTGTGGATTTATCATTCTTAATCTCACCTGCTTATTCTGCTGGTAATAATATTACATTTACGCCTACAGCTAATGGTTTTGAAATTAGTGCTACTGATACAGATACTGACCTTAGCAACACATTTACTACACAGGCAAATGGCGATACGCTAGTAACACAAGTAGATATCAACGGTAATCCTACAGGTGTTACACACACTATTCCTGCGGGAACAACAGGTGTTGCCGACACTGGACCTCAAATTAAACAGAAAATCATAGACTGTTTAAATAATCCAGCAGAAGCAGCTATTACCGAAGATTTTATTTGTGAACTGATTAAACGTGTTACTCCTGTCGCGACATTTACAAGTTTAGGTAATATTGTTCTTGACGGTGCTAACACCGAAGTACTGGGTGGAACTGTTCCTTACACTCGTAAGTTTACGAATTCACGGCTTGTTATTGAAGTAAAATCTTCAGTACAGTTTAGGGAAAACCCCGCATCAGGCACTGTTAACGCGGTAATTTTTTTACGGCAAAACACTATTACTGGTGGTATTTATGATAGCGCTAGTACAGGTGCTGAGGCTCATAACTTAAACTCTACTGATTCACTTAGTTTAATAGCAGTTGATGATAGTAATGACGCCGCAACTGATTTCCTTGTCACAGCAGCGCCTACAAACGGCAGTACTGTTCTGGCTTCTTTGCGGTTGCTCTCAACACGTGTTATTATTACAGAGTACCCTCTTTGTGGGGCTGTGCCTGTTTAATAATTAATAGTAATTAATAGTAATGCTTTAAGGTGAATGAAATGGCTTCAAAAAATTTTACGCTTAATAACGAGCAGTTGTTAACATTAAAAGTTTCTGATATTGATGCAGGCACTAAAAGCATTACTGTTGAGACTAAAGACATTCCTATGGAAGTGGAGCCTGTAGAAACACCTATAGAAGAACCAATTCCAGCGCAGGAAACTGTGTTAGTATACCCTGAAACAGGTATCGAGCATAAAGTTTCTGCTCTTAATAATGTTACACGTAAAGTAGATAGCGTGGATAGTTTTTCTATCACTTCTACTGCTGGTAATAAAAAAATGAGAGTAAGGTTTAGACGCTATGGAGCTAATTTATCTGCTAAAGGACCACTTAGAATAGCTGGTATTGATTACATTGAAAATAACGTAATATCTCCTATAATTAGTATCGGTTCAGAGGTGGAGTATGCTTTATGGGTTAAACCAGAAGGAAGCAGTACTTTCGAAGATGTTGGTGGTAATTTGCATCGTAATGAAACACTTCTAGGCAGTTCATTTTCTATGGTAAATGGTGTTGCTAGATATCGTCAAACTATTAGAGAATTTCATTCAGCGACAGGTGCCTTTGCTAATGTGTCTATGACTTACTATATTAGTGGCAATTCTATTACTATTAAATACTCTCGTCATTGGCTTAAAGATGCTGAAATAGCTGCACACTATCCGGCAATGCTACCTGTTATTAATTTCGTGGGTTCTGTTTATCAAAAATATGTGGCTGAAAGTTATTACAATAAGGGGTTAACTTATCCCCTGTTAAGTTATAATAGAGCTAATGCCTCTGAAATAATTGTTGGTGAAACACCTGTTTTAGAACATGGATTTATTGTTAACGTGAACAACACTAGAGGTTATAGAAATTCAGCCGGTATTGAACATAGGCCGGTGCGCAGTGGTAAGCAAATCAGAATTACTAGTACCATAGACGCTGAGACTGTTGGAAATTATGCTAATACAGATAAACAAGCTTTTGCGTTTCCCAACCCTCAAGGTATTGTTTATCCTAGAAGTGGTAGTTTTTCAAATTCTTCAATAGCTAAAGGTTATTTTCAAAGAAGTAATAGTGATACACCTGAATTTAAAAAAGCAGGTGATATTGACAATTTTAATCATGTCATTTCATTAAACATTCTTTAATCATTTAGGAAGTTAATTATTATGGGTTATCATGTTAAAACTGGTTTTAATACTAGTAGTTTCCGCTATTGCGATCATTGTTGCAGTCATAATTGTTGCTGTAATAATAAACATCATCGTTGTGATGAGACCACAATAAATAGTAACAACACTACTGTTCACAGAAAAACTATCATTAATAATTTTGACAGTAAGCATGAACCAATTGGTTATCATAATCACCAAGCGTACTGTTGCGGCGCTACTTACGTAGACAGTTGTGGTGTTAAAGGTGGTCGTACTGCTCGCTGTTTAAACCCTACGTTGTATTGTGTTGAAACTACTGACGGTAATAAAAGTGTTACTATTAAATCAGGAACAATGGGTACTTTGTTGGCAGAAGTTAATCAGCAACTGTTTCAAGTTAAGGCAGATGATATCTTAACTATTAGCGGTAACGTGCTCTCTGTTAATGGTACAGCCCAATCTGTAGCGACATTATATCCTAATCCAGTTAATACTGTTGACGATGGGCAATGCTGTAGTCCTATAGATTTTAGTGGTACTGATTTAAAACTTTTTATCGTTAATGATTTTAGTTGCTAGATAGGTTTTACTATGGGTTGCGCTAGTTGTAATAACATGTATACTGAGATGAAAGAAGCTTACAAAGAAGGTAAGGTTTTAAAAGCAGCTTTAGTAGCTGTTGACGGTGTTGCTGTTGCTAGCGGTTTAAAAAATGTAAACCCAAAATATTTAGACATGTTTAATACAAAGGAAGAACATAATGAGTAAGATAGGTAAGGGTTGTCATCAACCTGTTAAAGGTACTGTTGAATTAGGCCAAGAGACAATTGCAGCGATACTAGCAGGTAATACTCCTGTGGGTATTGAGCTAGGTGCTGTTAAAGTCGGTTGTGTTAAAGATACCGATGGTATTACTACTGGTGCTGTTTTTCTTTGTATAGAAAAAGATGAAGAGACAGGGGTTCAAACAGAAGTTGCTAAAGCCATCAACTACGCTGACAGTGTTATTACTAATCCTTACACTGGCGAAATTAGTTCTTGTGATGACGAAAGCCGTTTAGAATTTATATCACAATGTTACACACAACCTGAAACTAATACAGTTATTAATGGTGACCAAACAGCGCCTTGGGTTTTAGTCGCTGGTGACCTAGAACTAACTCGCGCTGGAGGTAATCAGGCTGGTGATGGTGGCTTTCAGAATGGTACGCTAGGTGTTATTGAATACAGCCGGGATGGTATTAATTTTGGTACATTCCAAAATATAATGGGTGGCGGTCAAAACAATATCAACACTCCTATATTCTTACGTAATGCGACAACAGGTACTATCGTTGAAATTAATCTAACATTATTTGCTGGTAATGGGTCACCTAATTATACAGGTTCTGCTACAATTAATACACCTGAGGAATTATTTAAGTATGTGATTTATGATGACGGTAGTTCGCAAGCATTTAACTGCTATAACCAACCAGTAGATTTTGATAATAGTTGGGTTATTAGTAAATGTGTTAATGAAGTGCGTGTTATCAACACTGAACCTATCCAAGTAGTCAATGCTAATGAAGAGCAGAACAAACGCTGTTTTAGTCGCCGTAATAGATTTATTGATACACTTGAAACTATTGACACTGGTGGTTTCAACTTAGTCAATACTGTTGAGATTACACCTGACGATGACGGTGTTGCTGATGAATTAGTCGTTCGTATTGATAATGTCGGTGTAACACAAGGTAATATTGCGTTTGCTCTTGACGGTGTTGCTTTGGTTATTACCGACAATACTAACATGTTTGTTGGTAATCCTGATTTGACGCAAATCGTTGGCGGTCGTACTAACTATACGTTAGCATTGCCTGCTGGTTTAACCTTTATCGGAGGTCAGACGTACGCGCTAACAGCTACAGTAACAGGCGCACCGACAACGGAAGTGTTCTGGAGCCAAGGCACAGCTAATGACAATAATCAAGTAGCGTTTAATCCTGCTAATGGTACTAACTTCCCTGATATTACATTGCTGCAAGAAGGTAACGAAACATTCTGTGAAATTACTTATGGTAATGGTGACGTTGTTTTGTTTGACCAGTTTAATAATATTATTACTGCTATCCCAGACAATGCTGATTTAGTATTGTGTGATGATGGGCTAATACGCATTGACCCTGCTTGTAAAGAAGAATTGGCTGAACGTATTAGTGACGCATTAATACAAGATAAAGTAATAGGTACTGTTTGCTATCAAGAGGTTGCTTTTATTCCTGCTGGAAATTCAATCCCACTAGACGCATCCACAGGTACTTTACCTGATGGTACTACATGGAACTTTAGTGTTGATGCAAGTGACACTATCATACACTCAACAACAACAGCTGGTGATACTAGAACCGATAGCAATGTTTTAACACAATTAGATTTTTCAAACGGTGTTGAAGTAACATTATCTCCTACAAACGGTGGCGATGTTTTAAATCCTATTGTCTGGCAAAATCAGGCCAGCGGTAATTCACGTTTAATATCACCTAGCGGTGAACCTGTTGTTTATAATCCCGGTGCTGTTGACGCTGCTTTAGATGTTACTACTGACCCTCAAAGAGCTGAGAGTACATTGCCTAATAATCAAGCACCTGATGCTGGTGATGACTGGGGAACTATTGTTGCTGGTAATACGCAACAAGTTTTCTGGCAAGGTCGAGACGCAGAAGCCGTTAACTTTAGTGTTCGTTTAATTACGCAAGAATTTATAGGCGATAAGAAAACTGCTTTCGGTTGTAGGCTAAAAGATGGTACTATTGTCTACCGTAATATTATTACTGGTGAAATTGTTGATATCAATGCTAGTAATATGGTTGTATGCGCTGATGATTTACCTAATAGCTATGTTCCTGTACAGTTAGAAGAACTATGTGCGCAAGTTGATGGCACCGCACAACCAGTAGTACCTGTTACATGGTTCAATGTAAACACTAAAGAATATTCTGAAACTGTTTATCTTAATGAGTTGGGTATGGTTATCACAGGTGCTGTTACTGCTGCGGACAGTCCTTGCGATTGTGGTTGTATTGATTGCCCTGACGAAGAAGATCCTACGTTTTTAAGTGACCCTGATTTCTTATTAGTAGATAACGGTAATATTAATATTCCTGTAGACAATACTATTCCATTTAATCTAGAATACCAAAACAATAGTGCTAATGGTTATGATAACGTAGTGGTTGAAATTACTGATTTTGGCGATCTAGTCATTAATCCTAATCCAGAAAACATAGGAACTATTGGCGCGGCTAACGCTGGCTTCACCAATATGACTATTAACGCGCCTACCGCAGGTACTTACACTGTCACTGCAACAATAACAGGTACGTTGGGCGGCACTTCCGATGTTTATGGCCATTCAATAACTTTTGATATTGTAGCTGCTTAGTATTTATTATTTAAACTACCTAGGTTAAACTAAAATGAATATTAAAAATCATCTACTCTGTTGTATTAAGAAACGTTTAAACGTTCTTGAGAAAAAAGAGCTAGTAGTTACTAAACTTCCTCTGTTTGAATATCGTGATATTTGGGCAGAGGAAAGTGGTGCCACTACTGCTAATTCGTCAGAGTGGAGTTTTGGTAATGGTGCTACTGGTTTCATAGGTTTACCTTTTGACGGCGATGCTTGGGAACTAACAGGCATGTATTTCCACGCTGATACTTACCCAGCTACGGCTACAATACAAGTTGATTTAATGAATTACGGAAATGTACCTTCTAATGCTGCTGCTAATACAATAGCTAGTATTAATTTGACTAGTTCTACTGATGGTGGCGGTAATACTAATAACGCTTATAAATACGAAGTTTTTACTCCGCCTGTTAGTATCCCTGACAATGCTTTAGTAGGTTTTATCACTCGTGATGAAACAGGTGCTATCTCAGATGCTCGTGTTGGAGCTAGACTACGTAGACAAATAGGTGAATACGTATCAGGTGTAGAATTTAATTAATAGTGGGGCATTATGTCTGATAATAACGAAAAAGTAATTATACTTGAACGTGAAGTTGCTGAATTAAAAAAAACTGTGTGGAAAACACTAGATCGTTTACGAGAAATAGAAAAGATTGATGCTGTGCAAACACATGACATTAAAACTATGAAAACAACAATGCGCCAAGTTGATGATAAGTTGGATAAAGTTTTAATGTTTATCAATGAAACTCGCGGCGCTAAGAAATGGCTATTTGGCTTGTTAGTTCTTATAGGTTCTATTATAGCTATCATGGTTAATTATCAAAAAATGAAACTTTAATAAAATAAGGAATGAATAATGAGTAGTAATTTTACAGGTGGTAATCCTATTAGTGGAGCTAATTACCACACAAAAAACGGCATAACACGTGACGTAAATAGATTTAATAACACAGCATACCCGCACGGTGCTATTGTATTTCTAATTTGTGAAGGCAATATGCGCGGAGCTATTCACGATGGTAAAACATGTGGTGGTGTCGCGCACTTTCCTTTGTTTAGCCCTAGCACTGACTTTTCAGCATTGTATGACTTAATAGATAATGCTACTAATCTAGACGGCAATGCTTCAATGGCTCCTGACGCTCCTGCGCCGAATAATTCTGTTATTGAAGATTTAATAGCACGTATTGAAGCTCTCGAAGAAGAAACCGTTAATAACGATGGAGCTGGCGCTAACACCCCGCCACCACAAGACCCTGTTGTTGACGTAGGTACTGTTGACCCTTCCGGCCCAGCAAACTCACCACCACTAACAGAATAATTATTTAATTGGAATGAATTAGTACTTGACACGGATTTTTTGGCTGACAACGTGACCGCTAGGGAACGGCTTGCCGTTACCGCAGGGGGAACCCCGATCAGCCAAAACACTTGGTGTCAAGTATTCTAATTCAAAGGTTCCAATTATAATAATTATGAGAAAGCACAACTATGAATAATAATGAACAACTAAATAATCAAAATATTAATACTGATATACCTCAAGCAACACCTAAGCAAGAATTTGAAAAAGATTATCTTAATCAACTTGAGATATTGACTTTCGAAAACAATAAAGAAGCTTTAGGTACTATTGCTTGGATTGCTCATTTTGACGAAAGATTTAAAGATCAACCTTTTAGTCTTGTTATGAATGATATTTATGGTTCAGTGATACATAATCAATATGTAATAGCAGGTCAACCAATGGGTGATAAAGAAAATTTATTCCCTGTAGCCTTTATTACATGGGGTATGTTTAATACTCCTGTTGCTACAATACGAGCAAATAACATTAGACCTCTTTCACCTTTAGAGTATAAATCTGGTAATATTGGATTTTTTACTATGTTTAGTTCTCCTTATGAAGAACCTGATAAAATGATTGAACTAATGCGGGCAAAAAGCTCAAAGTTACAAAGTCTTTCAAGCATTTCATTTGTTGACAGATTGTTTAAACCAGACTATACTTTTAGGAGTAGACAAAGTTAATTTAGTAATAAACTCAAGGATATTAAAGTGCCTGATGGTTTTGGTAATGACGCATTCCAGTGGAAAAATTCTGCACATAGAACCTATTCGTTAGGTCTAGGTGGTAGTTTCAGTAATACTGATGATGATACTAATCGTGATGTTAGCACTACTCGTAAAGAATTCGACAGTCAAATGCTAGCTAAGTTACGTGATCTAGTTTGTGATTACTATGACCACTTTGACACAATGATTACTGTTGAGAATAGAGAATGCGTTCGTGAGGCTGCTACTTGTTTCTGGGATTATGCTAAATATAAACTATATGGTGATTTACAAAGCCAATTTAAACAGATAGTAGAAAAACAACGCGTTGACCTCGAAGAAGAATTATGTTCCCGTATTGCTAGTTTAAATAGTATTGGTGGTACTACACGTTCTTGTTTTGCCCAAACTATTATTGGCAGAACTCTTAGCGATAATAATGTTGAATTAGCCGCTGTTGAAGGTAATCTTACTATACAAGCTAAAGATTTAGAAATGCGCACTTGGGCTGCTGCTTACCAATCTAAATACAATGCTTTTGTAGATGGTGATAATGCTGACTTTAATAAATACATGACTGCATTTCAAATACTTCGTGGCGCTTGTTTAACAGAAGATGTTAGCGATGATATTGCACGAGACATTACAACTATTAAAGGAACTGTTCAGTATAACCGTACCGCTGGTGATATCTCTGATACCACTGGTGCTTATGATGGAGATATTGGAGATATTCAATCAGCAGGTGCAGGGGCTATTCCTTTAGCTGGATTTTAATTAAGGATTTAATACAATGGGTTTACTTGATGATTTTCTTCTAGGGCGTGGTAGCGAACGTGATAATCTTGACAGGTTTTTTCTACGAGATAGTAGAAATCAACGTGTTACTAGATTTGGTCCGAGAGGTTTACAAGTAGAAGGTACTGACCGAAGAGCTAGCACTCAAGGAGCTGCTACGGCATTACTACGTACAACAGGTCGTTTACCGGAAGGGTTTTTTAATGGCCCTAATAGAAGTACTATTATTCCGTTTCAACAAGAAGGCGGCGATGTATTCCAGCGTTTGCAGAATGCAGGCATACAAGAAGGTAGTACATTCTCACAGGTACTCAGTGCTTTAAATAACGGCAGCTCTACAACTAGTAATACTAATCTGTCGCAAGGTGTTAATAATTCTAATATCCCAACACCAATACAAAATCCTAGTAGAACAGGTACTGCTGAGTTAAATCTTGATGGACTACGCGACAGATTAAATCAAGATGACTTTAATAATAGACGTAGACGCACCGGGCCTGCTCCATTTGGTTCTAGATTAGGTGGTAGTAATACAGGAAGTAGTGAGGCTGGTATTGACCCTAGAAACTTCTCACAAACTAATGGTAGTTTCTTATCTGCTTTTATTGAAGATTTATTTAATCTTGACGGAGGTGATTTTAGCGCTATTAATAATCTTAGTGATGACAATCAGAATTTTGACGGTCCTAGAGATTTAAGATTTTTGAGATAATATTATGTCTATTATTGAACCTACTAAAAATGTGCACCCGCCTGCTTTGGAAATAGAAAAAACTACTGAAAAAGTTACTATTTTACAACTACAAGGAAAAGCTACACGTAATGACCCTGTTCAAGGGCAATTAGTAAAAGCTATTAAAAAGTCCGCTGAAAGTGCTGGTAATATATCACGTATTGAAATCTTTAGTGGTGGTCAAGAAAGTGCAGCTGAAATTAACTCTTTAGGTGTCGGTGGGCGTGTAGGCAGTGATAGACATGATCACGGTAACGCTGCTGACTTTAGAGTATTTGATCTTAATGGTAAACTACTAGCTCCTGCTAGTGAAAAAGCTATTCCAACATTATCATCATTTGTTTCTAATATGAGAAAAAATGGTATCACAGGAATTGGTGCCGGTCGTGGTTATATGGGTGGTATGGCTATACATGCTGGCTACGGGTCTACTACTGTCTGGGGTGCTAATGGTAAATCTGCTAATGCACCTGCTTGGTTAAGACAATCATTTTATAGTGCTAACCCAAACACTAATAAAAATAATAGATTAATATCTGACCGTGACAGAGATTTAATGATACGTACTATTATTGGCGAAGCCGCTGGTGAAAGTTCAGAAGGACAAGCTGCTGTTGCTCATGTAATATTAAACAGAGCTAATAGCTCCAGACACGGTAATACTATTGAAGATGTTGTTTTAGCTCCGGCACAATTTAGCGCTTGGAATGCTGTTACAGGCGGCGCTGGTGGTAGCGGTGCTAATAACCTCGTACGTTCTCACGGTCCTGACAGCGATTTATATAAATCAGTAGGTAATATTGTTGACGGTGTTACTAAAGGTAGTATTAATGATCCTTCTGGTGGAGCTACGCATTATTTCTCACCTGCTGGAATGACAGGCCGTAGAGCTCCTGATTGGTGGACAGAAGAAAGTCAGCGTGGTGGTGGTGCTATTAAAATCGGTGGTCATATTTTTGCAGGTAATCCTGATCTTGTGGGTAAAAACCAAGCTACTTTTAATTTTGACACAGGTAATAATAATATTAGTCGTGGGGAAATAGCTGCTAGGGAACAACAGTACAACAGGGCTAATAATCGTGAAAATACTAGCATTAATAATAATTCACATTTAAACGCTGAAAATAATAGAGCTAATTTTTTAAATTCTTTTTTACAAGCTCAAGCTGACCAAGCTATTAGGTTAGATAGCGGTGCTTCAATCATCCAAGATGCTTTCAGTCAGATATCACAACAAACAAGTAACGCTTTAGAAACAGCAGAAGAAGTTTAGGAATAATAAAATGCCTAGTCAAGAAGAAAATAATCCTGTTGTTGTAAATATTAATGGTGCTGCTGTTCCTTCGCAAAGACCAGATGATTTAGTACCTGAGGGTGAGCCACAAGCACAATTACAACAATTGCCTAAGGGTGAAAATACTCCAACACCTTCACAACGACCTATTGATTTTATGGACAATGCTATTCTAACAGGTCAAGCTATTAATGAGTTAAATAAACCCAGTACTAATGTCAATACTCGTAATGGTACTAACTTTATTGAAGCTTTTAAAAATTCAGTAGGTGATAAATCAAGTGATAATGCCTCACGTGTTATGCTCGATTTTGGTAAGAACTTAGGGATGTAATGTTGTTAATGGTAGGCATGCCGTTTCTTCCCAAGTGTTACAAGCATACGGCGCGGCTGGTATTAAAATACCTAGACGTGTGCAATCATTAATGCAAGACTTAGACAACTTAGCCGCACACGCTAATACAGTAGCTCAAATGGACGATAGAGTTCGTTTAGAAGCTATTGGTCGTGGAATTAAATCATTTGATAGCTTAGTTATTCAAGAACAAGAACAGGCTTTGCTTAGTGAGATAACAGGCCTTACTAATAATGTCACTTCTTTAAAAGATCAAATTGCGTTGCAAAAAGATCGTGCTGAATTAGATGAACAATTAATTGATAATGCTGAAAGTAGTTTAGACCTAGAAGGCAAACAAATTTCTAGACAACTACAAAACTACACTGATGAACAATTAGATCATTTTATTAATAATGAAAACACCAGTGGTTTACCTGTAGGTTTTATTGTTAATGAAAATAGACGCCGAGCTAAAGAAGAAGCTGAATTAATTAAAATACAGAATACAAATACAGGCGTTAACACGGCTGCTAGAAGTTCTATCCTTGGGCAATTAGGTGATAGTGCTATTGTTGAAATAAGTAGACAACTAGAAGAACAAAATCAAAGCGGAGTAGTAATACCTAGTGTTGAAGTACAGGGTATTGATACTAAATTTACATTAAATGATGTTCGCAAAGAAGTTAAAGTTAGAGCCGAGCAGCAACAAGAAGCTACCGATTTAGGAATTAATTCTGTAGGCAGAGCTAGTAGACAGAATGTAATAAATAAAAACAGAACTAACGCAGCTGGAGTTAGTATCAAACTTAATAGTTTAGAAAATTCAATTCCTAGTGTTGTTAATATTCCTGAGTTTGATGCGTTGGTTAATAAAATTGAACAGCAAGCAGAGACAGGTCAATTTGATATTAGTGAAAGTAACGCTAAAGAAATTGATACGTTGTTTGAAACTGTTGAAAGTAAGTCGCTTGATTTATTAAACTCTGATGCTGAAAAACAGTCAGTAGAGAGTATCATAAACTTTGGGCGAATTATAGATCGTGATGCCGCTGCTAATAGTTTTGTAGGTAAAACAGTTGAACGAGTTATTAATGACGCGCAAGAAGGTTCTTTCCGTAATGGCGGCTTGTATAGTGATTTGAATAATACGTGGTTAGCTTTACATAATGCTAATGTTAAAAGGGCTTCTGATAATGAAATTTCTTTTGTACAAGATTTAAGAAGCCGAGGACAAAAAGAAACTTCGCAACCTTTTACTAGTAGGCAGACAACGTTAGAAGACGAAACTAGCAGAGCTATTGCTAATGAACATTTCCGTAGAAATTATCGTGAGCTTTTGTTTGTTAATAAAAGCAAATTAATTATTGCCGATATGGTTAATACTATCCAAAATAATCAACCTTCTGGTGATAATAATGTCGCTCGCACACCGGAAGAAATGGCTAATTTAATAGGTATTGTTGATGAGCTTAATAATAATTTATTTGCAGGTTCGCCTGATGCTACTGAGTTCAGTAATATTGAAAATCGTAATAATGTCACTGCTATCCCTTTAACTGGCATATTCGCAGACGAAGAAGGTAACAACCAAGAGGTTACTCTTACTAATCCTAATACTAATGAACCTATTCTAGTGCGTGATGTTAATGTCCGTGGTATTTTAGATACTTTATTTTCATTTGAAGAAAGACTTCGCGAAGCTGGTTTTGATTATGACTTAACACAAGAGTTTAATTTTGGTTTTACTGCTGAAACAGTACAACAAACAGTGCCTATTGCAGTACCTCAAAATGGTTCACAGCATGAATTGCTGGCTTTAACTAATAAAACTTTTATGGAAAATAAAACAGCTACGCCAGAAGATTTATTAGCAAATGAAGCAAGGGCGGTATTTCATAGCTGGGCGCAAAATAGAACTTTTAATGTTAATCATATTGAAGAAACTCAAAGATTTCTTTCTGAGGCTCAGGGTATTAGTGACGAATTTTCGGGTAGAAGTTTACGTAACATAAGGTCCGAAGACGGTAAAAAAGCTGTTAGAGTTAATAATTTACGCGAACAAGCTATCGAAAGATTGGTTACTGAACGCAGTTTAACCGGAGCTAGAACAGTAAGGCGCGGCAGCAGAAGCGGAGCGGCTGTTGCTGACAGCGACAATACTACGCGCGAAAGCTTGCAGAATATGTCTATCACTGATTTATTTAATCAGGGCCTAATAGCACCATCACAACTAATCGACGCCTTGACAGAAAGCAACTAAAATGTCCATGAGAGATTTCTTAGCTAATAACAGCAACTTTGAAGAAACTGTCCGAGGTGATAATCAAGTATTTGAACAGTTCTTACAAACACCAGAAGAACGTGAAGAAGCAAATCAAACTACTTTTAGTGACATTGTTTTTTCACCCGCTGGTATTGCGTTAGGTGCTGCTGATACTTTATTACAAAGTATTGGTTTAGTTGATGAGAATGATGTAGGTAATGCATTACGTGGTATTTCTAGTGCTGCTGGTCAAATATACAATCGTAATCAAGATGGTTATAGGTTGCTAGGTGACATTGGTACAGCCTTTACTGGTGCTGGTTTAGCTACTAAATTATTAAGAGCGCCTAGCTTAGCAAGGACTTTAGCTACCGCTGGGCGTACTAGTAAAACTGCTAGACTTGCTGAAAAGCTTATAGTTAGTGACCAAGGTCGTGTTGATAATTATGTTAATTTATTAACTAAGAAAGCCGTTGCTTTAGGTCAAGCAGGTATTCGCAATCCTATTAATGTTGAAAGTTTTAGGCAGTTAAATAATGCTACTAGGTTAAAACAATTTACTAATGATTTAAAAGAAGGCGTCGCTGCGGAAGCTTTTATCGCTACTTTTCAATCTGAAAGCGAATTGTTTTTTCCAGAAGGGCAGTCTTTTAGTGATGTTACTATAGGCGCTATTGGAGGCCTAGGTATTGGCAATGTTATCGGGCAAGCAATTGTAACCCCTGCCATTAAGAAAGCTGCCAGAGCCGGAGGTATTGCTGCTTCTAAACGTGGTGTCGAATATAGCACTAACCCAAGTACTAACTTTATCATAGCTGATGGCGTAGAACAAGAATTTCGTGAAGGTAAATTCGCAGATAATATTAACGCCCTTACTAATCAAGACGGTACTGTTAAGTCTGAAATAGATAATCAAATCACAGAAGCTCAAAGACAGAAAAACAATTCAGTTGTAACGTTGCAACAAGCTGAACCTATTAAAGGTTTAAGCACTGTGATGCTTGGCGATGCTAATAAAAGTATCGTTAAATCTTTAGAAACTATTACACAATCTGATCCTAGGCTTGGTGCTAATATTGTTAGTATAGAACCTGTTGAATTTTTATATGAGTTTAACGGTGCTAAAGGTCAAAATATTCTTAAAGAATTAAAACTTGAGCAAGCTGATCTTAATAAGCAGAGACTATCGGCTGCTGCTGGCATTGAAGAAAATTTAATAGATAGCAAACTAGAAAATGTTAATCGACAAATAGCTGATTTATCAGGTGACATTGTACCTTTAAAAGTAAATCAATTAGGTCTAGTTACTAGTGATATTAATTCAAGAACAGTCTTTGATGAAAAACGTATTAGTACTAGTACAATACCACGTGAAATAAATAATAATAATATTGGTAAAACTATACATCTGACAAGGGTTGACGGTGGTGACAATGCTTTGCAAGCTGGTGTTGATGTTAGTGGTAAGATGTTTGTTCGCAAAGGTAAGAAACTAGAACAAATAAGTTCAAGCGCGGGGTTGGGTGATTATAATGGTAGTAAAATTTACGCGGCACACAATAGAGCTTTGAATGATTTAGGTAAGATACTTCGTGGTGATGAGGGTGTCGTTCAACCTAGAGCTGCTACTAAAATTACTAAAGCAGACAGCTTTGAGACTTTAGACTACGTGCAGCAAGCTTTAAAATTATACGGTAATAATGGTGACTTTAAATCAATAGCTAAAGTTATTGACCTTTCAGACTTTGAAGATATTAATGATATTAAATTTCACACAATAAATAAAAAGTTTGATAGATTTAAAAATATCTTTAGAAACTATGAAAATAATCTACGCAATGGAAATGCTACGAATACACCGGTAGAAGATTTCAGCACACAATTGATGTTACCTGCTGGTGATGCAAACGGTACTAGCAACTATGTTACTGAATTTTTTCTTGATGTTATTAAAGAGGGTAAAACCGTAGGCAAAGATTATAATGAATTGATGAATAACTTTACACAACATTTTGCAGCAGATGCTAGTGAAAGAACTGTGCAGGGTGTTCGTATTAATAATGGTTTGAATGCGGGTAATTTGTTAGAATTTGATTATATTGGTGCAATTAAAAGTAATAATGAAAGTTTTGCTTTAGCTCTTAGGCGTAACAGTGACGAAGATGAATTGATACCTGCTAGAGCTTTGAGTGATGTTGCACGTTTAACAGAAGAGCAAAGACAACTAGACTTAGGTGCGCGTATTAGTAATGATAATGTTGCTGGTCCATTCCTTCAAATATTACATGATCAAACGCAAAATCTAGCGCCTCTTGTGGATGATATTAAAAGAGGTTCTAGCGAGCTAACACAAGGTGCTACTAGTAACCCTATATTTCCTAGACTTGGTAAGTTTAGTATTACAACGCAAGCTTTTGACAACAGAGGTGTTACTGGTGCTAATAGCGCAGATACTTTAAGTGATGTACTATCTCGTAACATGTCTGTAGCTAGTCGTAATTATATTCAAGAAAATATGCAAGGTGTTAGAGAGATTATTAAACCTGGAAATGAGGACAGTGCTTTTAATTTACTACTAGGCATAAGTGCGCTTAGACAAGGTTGGGATTTAGAAACGACAGTATTTGATGATCTAGGTAGATTAAAACTTAACCCTGATAGTGTTAGAAACAAGGCTATTGTCAATAGTAATAATGATTTAGTAAGAACTAAATATAATAATAAAGTTCCTGAGTTTTTACCTGACATAGGTGTTGATAGTAATATACCTTTACGTTTTGATGAATTAGCTCAACGAAGTTTTAAAGAACTCAACGGTGTTAGTGATATCGATTGGAGCTTTAGAAATACATTGGCTAGAAATCTTAACACTACCGGGAGACAGTACAAAGTTGGACACGTTCCAATACCACGTAGTTACGAAGATAAGATATTCGTTGTTGACAATACAGGCAGGCCAGTAGAGTATGTCGTAGTTGATACGCCTGAAAAGGCAAGGCGTGAAGCTTTAAAATTACAACAAGAATATAATCGTCGGGATAAAGACGAAGGACGTAGCGGTGGTTATGGTATTGTTGACCGTAATTCAGTAGAAGAATACAAAAATTTAAATCATCAGGTAGTTACTAGCGATGTGTTGCGTAGTGGTACTGGTGATGGAGCTAAAGCTGCTGGAGAGCGTTCTGGTATAATTACTGATATTAAATATTTACAAAATATGTTTGATGAAACTAATGCTATTTTTGACGACATGAGAAAACAATACACAGTTACTCGTTTCGCTAATGAATTAGAAAATGTTCGTAGCTTACAAAGAATAGCTGCTGTTAATAATAGAGGGCTTACTAATGTCTTTACAGGTGAAAGTGGCGATAGCTTTACTGACGTATTTAGCGGTTTTAGTAATTTGTTACTTGGTGATAATCAGCGCAATGTTGGAAGCCTTTACGGTGCTGCGGGGACTATAATGGATGAAGCATTTGCTAATTCTTGGAATGAAGCACGTAATTTATGGACTAAGTTAGTACCTGAACGTGGTGGCAATAAAGCATTAAATGCTGCTGTTAAAAAATATGCTGAAAATAATAATCATAATCCAATTGAGTACGCGGCTAATATAGCTGCTAGAAGTATTAGCAAAGGTAGTGGGTTAACTAGTGATAAATTAGTTAGGCAGTTAGCAGGACTTACTACAGGGCTTGCCCTTAAATGGGGTGAAGTTGGGCATGCTGCTTTGACTACTGCTAGTATTTTAAGCACTACTCCACACGCTGTTAGATACGCCAAAGCTTTTGCTAATGAAACAGCAGAAGATTACGCTACTAGGGTAGGTCACACACATGATTTTCTTGACGGTAGTCATGCTATGCCTAATCCAGTAAAGTTAACACTTAGTACTATTATGAAACGTATGCGCGGTGATTATAAAGATGTTTTAGCTAAAGCTGCTGAAAAAGGTTACACTGATGCTAAGATGGCTGAATTTGTAGATGAGTTTGCTGTTAAACGTGGTGGTAAAATTGGAGATGTATTAGCTAAAGCCGATAAATATACAGGTTATGTTAGCACACAATCAGAAGCTTGGGCTAGAGAAACGGCGTTTTTAACTGGCTACGAAATGTATCGCAATATTGGTAAAAACAGTGAGGATATTTCTATGGCTATGGCTAATGTTATAGCTAATAGAGCTATCGCTGATTATAGACCGCATCAAAGAGCTGAATTGTTTAAAGGTACTGCCGGAGTGCCGCTGGCTATGTTCCAAACATTTGCTATTAATTATTTCCAAAGACTTGGAAGTGCTATTGAGAACAAAGCTTACGGCGCTGCATTTACACAAGCTGGAACTCAAGCAATGATGTTTGGCGGTCAATCAGTGCCGGGTTTTGAGTTGTTTAATGAAGTTTTATTAGAAAACTGGAATGAGACACGCAGACCAGAAGATTTATTTCGTGAAGGTTTTGGTAATGAAAATTTAGGTAGGATGCTTTTATACGGAGCGCCTACTACTTTACCCTTAATGCTTGGCTTTGATAACGGTATTGCTTTACACAACCGTGGTGAAATGAGTTTGCCGAGAAATATAACACCTGCTACTATGTTCAATACTCCGTTTTTTAGCATGGCCAGTAGAACAGGCGAGGCTCTCAAACGTGGTTTTAATACTGCAATTGGAAATTTTGGGGAAGGCGGTGCTGACGCGCTCGCTGAAAGTTTAATATTCTCTGTGCCTAATAGACCTTTGAGGGGGTTATTAGATGTTACATTGCAAGGATACTCTACTAATGCACACGGTGATATTGTCAACGATGAACTTGATAGTATATTTGAAATTGGTACACATGTTACAGGTTTGCAGACCGTCAGGCAGGCTGAGAACGCAGCTTCTTTGTGGCGTGATAGACAACGTATTTTATCAGAACGTGCATCTATGGACCGCCTGAACGCGGCTGTGACTGCTCGTATCCGTAGAAACGGATTAAACACTCTAACAAATACGGATATAGGTGAAATTTCAGAAGAATACTTTAGTAGTGGTGGAAGTGAACGCGGTTTTAAATCTTGGTTAAAACGAACTATTGCTAAAGCTGAAATTAGTAAAGTTGATAGAGAAGTGTTGAAAGCTATCCGTAGTACTAGAAACGGTAGAGACCTACAACACTTCTTAGGTATTGATGACGAAGAGTAAATTTTATTCTGCGAATAGTTTATTTGATCTACTTGTAGATTTTGATTTACGTAAAGGTTTTGTATTAGAAGTTACTTTAACTTCAGAAGTTTTTTCATTTTTAAATCTATCACTAGTTACTATTTGATGTTGTGTTACATTAATAGTTTTTTCGAAATCTACTTTTTCAAATAGTTCTTCTGGAGATATATCTAAAATATCTCCAGCTACTACCAAACCAGCAATAGAACATTCAAGTTGATTTAGCCTCTCAACAGCTTTGGCCATAGTTTCTAAAAGTTTTGCTTTATTATTAATTAAAGTGTGTAGCCGTTCTGTTATAATAGCGCGTTCTTTTTTAGTGCTTTCAAAACTATTAATTGCTTTTATATTAGCTGTGGCAGCTTGCGCTATTTCATTTTCCATGGAAATAACATTGCTCTCAGCTTTAATAGATTTATCAGTATTAGCTATCAGATCTTGTACGTTTGATTGTTGCATTTGAGTATTCATATTATTTTCCTTTGCTTTATTTGTGTTTGAGTTTAATTAGTTGTAATAATATTTAGTTATTTTCTTGATATAGTTTTTAGTTTCACCAGGTATTTTACCATACCAGCGTGTACCTTTTGTAATATAACCTGGACCTGCGTTGTAGCAAATTAATGTTTTATTAAAATCGTTTTTGGCTTTACGTTGGCAGTCAGCTAGTTCTTTAGTCCCTACGTTTGCACCAGTAGAACATTTATACAGTTGACTCGGTTTAGTAATACCCCATTTAGCAGCAGTATCTGGCATTACTTGCATAATACCTCTTGCTCGTTTACCTGTGTAGTTCCTAGGTCCGGTCAGTTTACACCGGCCATCGCTTTCAGCTTTAGCTACTGCAAGCGCTAAGTTGATATCACTTACTTTATTTATCTTAGCGTATTTTATTACTTGCTCGTAGCCTTTGCCTTGATACTGTTTAGTGTTAATTTGTTTCTTTTGTTTAAGTGTTAATGCAGAGCACGACGATAGTGCCAACGATGCAAGTAACGTTGTTACGATTAATATTTTACGCATGACTTTACTTCCTTTATTATTAAAATTAGTGGTCGGAACCTTCTCATTCCGGGGTGTGACTTGTTCGTTTCAGTGCTTCGCTTCGCTGTGGCGATCTGGCGATCGCCTCTGGCTCACTATGGCACTTACACTAAGTCAACCCGCTCATTCATTCCGCCCAAATTTTAAACTCTCGTATTAATGATTTTCTAATTCGCGGTACATAGTGACTATTTTATAACCTTTTATACTACGGTCATACATTATACTGTTATACTTTTTACCTTTTTCTAGAGCAAGTTTTTCATTAATGACAGGTATAAAATTACCAACATAGCTTATTCTACTAAAGTTAAAAGCATTTTGTAAATACTTAGGATGGCCGTACCCTTCTCTAATAAATTCTACAAAACGTTTTTCTTTTTCAGTTAACTGTGTTGCTGTTGTGTTCATCATCGCAGTATTCATAACATTACTCCATTGATTTAAAAGTTTCTTCTGCTAGCATTTGATCAAGCATTTCCATGCTTGTAGATGTTTGTGCTTTTTCTTTAGGCATAGGCGGTATTAGCATATCGATTTGAATAGTACCTTTTTGGGTACTTTGTTTTTTACTCTCTCGAACGCAGTAGCCACGTGTTATAAACTCATTAACAGTTTCTTCAAAATCGCGACCGGACATATCTCTTAGCATGTCAGCTTTAATAGCACTGACAGTAACACCCATAGGCCAAGAATTATCTAGCATTTCTTTAAAACGTTGTTTAGCTAATGAAAGTTTATCTAGACCTATTTCACCTAGCGACTGTGCCATTGTTTTCTCTGTCTCACATAAAATTCTATGAGCATCTATTATATCAATCTTTTCAATAGTAGTGCGCATTTCACCCGCGGCTAGTAACATAGCTACTTTATGCAGGTGGTCTAACCTTCTAGCTTCATACGCCAAAAACCTACTGTCATTAATATCAGGTTTAAATTCCTTATACAGCTTAGCTATTAAAGCAACACAATCCTCTGCTATGTTAAATTCTTGTGAAAGGTTTGATACCTCTGCTAAAGTATTGCCTAGCAATTCACCTTTAGTTTCGTCTAAATCAGGTACTGGGTACACTGGTGCGCTAGGCTTACCTTCATAAACCATAATAACACGTGAGCTAAAACCGTGGCCAATGCTACTAGGAGGTAAATGCGTAGCCAAACCTGTTGGAGTAGCACAACCTATTAAATTTAAACATGGTTTGTATATATACTTACTTTCTTTAGAAAGCGCATATTCATATTTATCTTTAGGATTATATATCTCTGTGAGCATACCAATCATTTCAACTTGGTTTTGTCCTATGAGATTAATTAATTCATCTGCTACGATATACAATTCACTAGGAGGTTTTTTTTCTTTTACCTTTTTCCTAGCTTTACTAAAAGCATCGTTTATCTTACTTTCGTTAGATATTTCATTAAAAATACTATCACTTAAACCTGCCTCGTTAAGCTCTTCTTGTAACCTAGGTTTTTCGTAGTGATTAAAGAATGATGTAATGATGCCTTGTTTCTTACCAGCTGTATCAGTAGGTCCGAATTTAATATCAGTATACTTTGAGATAACGCCTTGCATTAAATCAGAAGCTGTAGATTTACGCACGGCTGATGGACCTATTAAAAGAATATACATGTTAGGATAAAAAACTAAGCGGCCAACTTTTAAAGTACTACGTCTACCGAGACAAGCCGCAATACCACTTAAACCTGTCCATAGTGACATGATAAAAGGTGTTTCCCCGCCCCCGCAATAACTTAACCATTCTTTAATAAAAGAATTATTTAGTTCTTTTTCGCTAAGCATTATTGTTATCTCCGCCGATTGCTTAACTTATTAATTCGTTGTTTTAAACAAGCCTTCGATTATATTTTCAGCTTGCTGTTTTAAATTCTCTAAATTAGATTGGTTATCTACGGCAAACATTTCGTGAGAAAAATTCATTTGATTTGAACTTTTATCTTCTAAAGGAACACGGTCTGATGCATCTACATAAAATATAACATCGAAGACATTTTCTTTAATACAGGCTACGTACTCGTGGGGATTCCTCATGCCTGTGTAGATGTTATAACATCTAGTAAGCTCTTTGCCCAAATGAGCCATGCCGTGTTCTTTATTATAATCAGCTATGCATTCAAACCAAAAACTACGGTGATTATACCTATCATTATAGCACTCTTCTTTGGTTTTATAGGGGCTAAAGTTAGGCTGTGCTGCGCACTTTTCAAACTTACCTAATACGTATTCCGTCATAAACCAACTACTACTACAGGAAGTTAAAATATTACCACTAGCTTCGCGTAGCATTTCTGCAAACGTATCTTTACCGTGCCCAGCATGGCCTAGTATTAATATTTTAACTCCATTAAGATTTAATTTTTCTTCTTGTTTTATTTCGTGGTTACTGCAATAAAATGGATTAACTAATTTTAATCCAGCAAATAATTCTCTCTGACTTTTATTATTTAAAAGGAAATTAGGAGTTAATTCTGCTAGCATTTTTTGCTGGGGATTTTTAGTCATGTGTGGTTCAATCATTTTAGTTGTTTTCTTTTTAAAAAAACAAGGTCAGCTTTACCTGTTACCTTGTTAATTCTTAATGCTTACAGGGAGGAGATAAAATAAGCATTAATTCAAATAGGTATTAACTGTCTCCGTTGTCGACTATTTCAATTTCAACAACAGGTGCGATATTAATTTTTTCTTTAACACAACAAAATAGGTCAGTAATTTTTTCATGGAACTCACGGCTGTCAACATTGCCTGTAAAGCCACCGAAAATTCCTGGACCATTACCACCGCGGTAACGAATTGAACTAGTACCACGTGATTTAAACGGAGAATTTTTACTATCGATACCATCACAGCAAAGATCAGTAAAGTGTGGGCGGTTCATTTCATTAGTAACAGTGTTAATTGCAGAAGTTGTTAATACAGGTACTTGGCCGGGACAATTAGGGTCGTTGCTGTCTTCCATTTCGACCTGACCACATTTAACTTGTTGCCACAAAAATTCGCCATTAGCGTTAGTAGCTTGCGCAGGTTTAAGAGGTACTACGAAACCAACTTGCTCGATAACTTCACAACCACAACGATCTACTGGAGAGATTGCAAACATGATAGCATCTAGTGTTGCTTCTACGGCAGCCTTAGCTTCTGCTGTCATAGGGATGTCATCGAAACAAGGTGCGCATTCTAGACAATCACAAGGATTGGCAATATTACTACGGCATTCTTGTACATCGAATTTTAACAGGTGGGCAGCAAACTTCACGTGATGGAGTAGGTCCACAATGCGGTAAACTTGGTGCATCGTTTTCGCAACCAGTTCTAAAATTAGACATGATATTAATTCTTTCTTTAAATGAGGTTTTCATCTTTGTAATTAGTAAGTAGCTTACGAGTAATATCACTAGCACTGTCAGTACGTTTAACTTCTGGCATTGCTTTAGACCAACGATGGCCCACGTTTACTTCACAAGGTACAACGTAATCAACTCCGTTAAAGTTACACTGTAACTCCATCATTGTCAAGATGTAATTTACGATATCATTTTTTAGTAATACTTCAATGGGAACTTGAAAAGTCAAACTATCATGTGTTTGTAAAAGTAGCTCAATTTGATTTTCTCGCATGAAATAATTATCATAGTAAAGCCTTAACATTGCTTCATTAATCATGCCAGCAGTACCACCTTGACCGTAGAAAGCAAGCAGAGCACGCATTAATGACTGGTGTTCTTTAGGTCTTCGCCATTCATCAAAGTAACAAGTTAAGCCACCGAAACAGGTCATATAGCCTTTGTTCTCAACACACTCATTTACTAGTTCTGTGCGCCACTCATGCTGTCTTGGGTAAGCTTCAAAATATGGGATAAGTAATGTGTCACACAGTTCGTAATACTCTTTACGTGTCCAGTTTTTTGTATCAATACCTAATTGTTTTGCAGCAGCGTTAAGACTTTCACGTGAAGCGTTTAAATAAGCTGTCGGTGGTGTCATGCCATAGTTTCCACCGTGTGAGAGTTTTTTAATAATCTGTCTACGCCCTGTTAGAGGGTGATTTATTAAATCATTATCTTCTTTATTATCGCTCTTACGTAGTCGCATAACTTCATCATACGGCATTTTTAATATCATTTCAACATGAACACTGTGCGTATCTCTATCGTCAAAGATATTATTCATCATGTTTTTGTCACCACAGGCAACAGCGAAATGATAAATATCAGCTTGAGAGTAATCAATATCTATTAGCACTTTCCCTGCATCAGCGACAATAAAAGACCGCATTACAGCAGGAATGTTCTGGGCATTAGTACCATCCCAAAAAGCCGAGCCAGAACTAGCAAGCCTGCCAGTATACGGAGTGAGAGAATAGTTATAGTGAAAACTACTACTACCATCGTAATTTCTGCGTGTAAGCTTATGATTACTGTACATATCAACACGTTTTTGATGTTCGCGTTGTTTACCTATTAATGAAATAGCTGCGTCATATATTGGATGTACTTCTGACACTAGTTTAAGTTGTTTCTGATCTATTGAATAAGCAGACTTGCGGCCAGCTTTCTTAGGCGGTGGTGGAGCGAGAAGCGTGTTGTACAGCCAGTCTATACATTCTGCATCTGTATTTGTTTCAATAATACCATCACTAGCAATTTGTAAATCAAGTAATGCTTTTTCAGCTTCGTATTTATCTTTATTTACTAATTGTTTTAGTCTGTCTTTGTCAGCCCGTGTGCCAATATAAGACATTTCTAGAATAGGACCGCGAGAAAGGGCGTATTCTTTACCGTAATTGTATAAAAACCTATTATCTTTAGTAAGATAAGGCACGATGTTTAGAAAGTTTTTAAGAGTATGATAGGTATCAAGACCAGCGTAACGCCAGTAAGTAAGTACACCTTTGCGCGTCGTGGGGATAGAATACTTCGTGTTTGATTTCTTTTCATCAGCTCCACCTTTAATCTCATCTTTCCAGTAGTAGTAATCTGTATTAAATATACTACTAACAGCAGCTAAACTTTTGGGCATTTGTGCTCGCATACTGTGCCACATTAACATTGTGTCGTGATTAATACCTAATGGTGGTATGTTGTATTTAAGCATGTAATGTAGGTCATAGTTTCCGTTATGCCATACTTTTACTTTATCATTTTGCACAATCCATTTTAGCATTAGTATAAAACAGGGTGCGGTCATATGTTGATTTTTTTCAGCGACTGGAGATATATGAGGTACTACGTATGTTTTAATATTTTTATCTTTGTCTATACCTGTGACGGATATACAGCTAATAAAACCTAGACTTGTTTCTAGGTCTAAAGCTAATATTTCCTGTTCGTCAATCCAGCGTTTAAACTTGGCACTATTATCCCATACGTTTTTGTCAAAGTCATTATGATGTGCTGATACGTAATATTTGTTATCTTCTACATTGTAATCACCGTAAACAATTTCAAAGTTATCATCGAAATGATTGTAGCATGTTTTTGGATTATCATATATGCGTTTAAGTTTGTTTAAATCGTATTCAAAGAATTGAATATCTTGGGCTTTATTGTTTTCGTATTTTCCGGTGGCTTGCGCGTAGCTTGGCACATAACATTTACTAGCATCGTTAATGACCAAAGCTGGAATGCCGCTGAACAAGCTATTAGTATACACAGAACCACGGAAAGCGCTAAGAGTTTTTTTAGTGCCATGACCAGTGGTAGAATGTAGTAAAGTAGCGAGAACAGCAAAATCATTAATAACTATACAAGTAGTGTCGTAGAGGTAACTAGAAATAAGCTCATTAATATTATCCTCTGCGGTTTTGGTAACATAATATGTAGCCTTGGTTTTCTTTTTCAATTCCATTAAAGGTTTGTGTTTTTTAACTTCAAGGAATTTGATTTTGTTTTTTAAATGAGGTGCTATTTCAGCGATTTTATTATAAACATATTTTTTACGTTTGGAATTATCGCCGCTACCCATAAGCCAAAGAATATACCCGCCTTCTTTTTGAATGTGTAGCGATGTATTATTAACACGCTGTTCTGCGATAGACGCAAAATCTTCTTCTGTCATAAAGTGCTGAGGGATGTGAGGTAACACGTGTGGGTTTTCCTGTTGATATTGGCTTAAGCCTGTGTTCTTAACCTTCGGCATCGGCTTCATTAAATCTTTTAATATCTGAACTTTGAGGCATTGATGAATACACAACTACGTCAGCTGTAAGTCGGATAGTTTCTGTATTAGACTGTAGCTTTAGTTCTTTAACATTAACTACTTTGGCGTAAGCTGAAAAATCTGTCTGGTCGTTGATATTATCTTCTACAATAGCGTATAGTAAAGAATTTTGGCCAGCAGACGTTTGCTTAAACACGATATCTTCAACCAGCACCATGCGATCTAGTTCTTTTTCAGTGTTTATAATTTTATTACTATTATAATCTACACGAATAAAATTAAGTTTAAGTTTTAATGTTTTATTAGCAGTCATGGTAGTACTTTCTTAAATGATTTAAGTTAGAGGCGGCTCCTAAATAGGGCGCCGCCTCTCATCCTGATTAATGAATAATGCCCTTTTTTATAGGGGGAGGCAAGGGCATTACCAGTAGGGGGTACAGTATTAATCAGGAATTACTGTGAAGTCGCCAAGTAGGTTAATACGGCTATCAACACGTTCATTGCCATCAGCAGTAGTATAGCGATTGTGAACCATTTCAGCGGTGTATTTACTACCGACAGTAGCATCCATTAACTCAGCAATACCGTTTTCACTTTCAGCATCGATGCCGTCATAAACTTCCTTGCCGATAATCTTACTACAATATGTTACTAGCTGATTAAGGCCTGATTGTTTAATGGTACCATTTTCATCTGGAAGGCCATCATTGCCAAACATGATATTAGTAACTTCCTTTTTGCCAACGTATGACTGCATTTGCTCATTAGTAACAACCTTACCCTTGTCATTAACATACTTGCTTTCAGGATCAACAGCGATGATAGTGCTGACAATCGAAAGCATTAATGCTTCTTGACCTTGGTGCGGGTGGTCATCTGCTTTAATAGAATAGTTACCTTGTTTAATCTCGTCAACGGTGAAGGCGTAAATGCCTTTTGGTTTAAGACCACCTTCAATTAGTTGAGCATCCGCAAGTTTATTACCAAGCAGTGTTTCCATTGTTAGAGGACCAGTAGACGTTAAAGTCTGAGACTCTACAGGGGATTCGTTATTAGTTGTAGCGGCTGTATCGCCACCTCCAGTATTTCCAAACATATTATTTCCTTTCATGTTATGGATAAGTGAACTTTATTGTTAAACTTTTATTGTTAAACTTTTATTGTTAAACTTTTATTGGAATTTAATGTCTTTACCGCTAAGCAAACATATTGCAGGCATTTCTTTCTCATCTAAGTGATTACCTTCTACGGGAACACTGGCTTCCCTACAATATTCTTTCCATGTCCATGAAGGAAATTCAAATGTATCAGGCCTAAGCTTTGCTGCACCGCCAGCTCTATTATTAGCCGGCCTGCTATCGATAATAGTTTTAGTCGCGTCTTTGTTATGCCGGAACCATAGTACATCGGATAAAACCGCAGGTAACTTACTTGCATGATTACCTGACGACGACAACACTTGTGTTATTAATGCTTTTTTAGTAACAGCACCTTCTTTAACCTCGCGTTCATAATCGTCTTGATGCCCTGACATTATAACGTGACAAGGCAACTTATTAATACAGCTAAGTATGTTATCCAGAACAAGATTAGCATAACCAAAGTATGAAAATTTGTTTTTATCGTTTGTGAGTTTTCCTTCGAAGGGATTAATGCCGTTAGCTTGTTGGTATTCACTGGCCACGTCCTTTACAACTGCTGTCCAACTATCAATAAATAAAACATCTTTACGTGAAAGTTTAGACAGATCAACACATAGATAATCTTTATCTTCTTTAACTTTATTAAAAGATATTTCATTACCGCTTTCATAATCGAATATAAATTCTTGCTTTTCGAATAGTAGCGTTAGAAATAGTAAGAAACTAGTACTAGTTGGATTAGGATTTAAAGCGATTGGGATTATGTGTACATTATTGTGAACGTTTTCAGGTAGTTGGTTTAGTATTCCTGTGTTGCGATCACCGTTTAGTAAATACACGTTATGTGTTTCCCCAGCCGTACCCGCCCACCAAGTTTTCCTTGACTTGGCAGGACCGTATATTAATACACGTGTAGGGTCTCTTGATGGGTCCGCCGAGCTACTGCTCTCACCAAACTTAGTACGTAATTTTGAAAAATCTACCATTAGAATTTATTTTCCTTTAATTAAAAATACCAAGTAAAAAATAGTAATACGTTTAATACTAAAGATACCGTCAAAATAGACCAAAGCCATTTTATTTCATCTTCTTGCCTACTAATAATATCTTTTTTAGTACTAACTAATTTAGCGTAACAGTTAGAAGATTCTTTCTCTTGTTTGATATCTTGCTCAAATCTAACTTTTTCGCGATCAAGTTTATTTTGATTGTAGTTAGCGCGTGATAACTGCTTAGTATACGCTGTATAAATATCAGCTTTAGTATTTTTAAGTGTAATTTTCTCTGTGTTGGACATTTTGTAGTTACCTTAGTTGTTATGTTTTGTTAATTATTTTTTGGTATTACGGCACCGTGTTTTTGGGCCAACTCTTCGACTTTGTTTTCAACAGTGTTACTAGCACATTTGCTGCATAAAAAAGGCACATTACCGTTTGGTAAGTTATTGTTAAAGACTATAACTTTACGCTCTATGTTTAAACAATTTTCAATAGTAATACGTGACTTAGACGTTTTAAATCGTTGTACTTTTGGGCAGCGCTTGCCGTTAAAAGTACCAACACAAACGGCTCTAACAGGTGCTATTGACATGGAGGTGTTTCCTAGTGAGTTTTATAAATACTTAAGAAAATTTATTCTACGCGAAGCTACTGCGTGTCGTGTTTTTAAATTTTTACGCATTATAATTTAACCCCTTTAATATAACCTTTAGGTTGCCACTCGTCTTTATCGTAATCAGTACCATCGTCATAAGTTTTAGCTTCATGTATAATAGCACCGCCGTTACGGATAGAACTATCAGTCATAGCTGGCAAGTTTTCAGCTAGTAGTATCTTGTCAACAACAGGCCAATGTTTTTGCATAGCTTCACCTGACACGCCGTAAATTACCATAGTTGTTTTGTACAAACTTCTAGCGTGTAGTTTAGTACTTTCAAAGCCAATAATAGAACCTGCGTTTAATACGTAGTACATTAAAGCATGTGCGGCACGATCTTCCGGCATTAAGTACTGCTCAATATAATCTTGGTATATTATTACATCAAATACAACTTTTGGTTTTTTATTAGCCATTAGTTTAATTCTCTACGAGTTATTGTTGCTAGGTACTATCACGTTGTTAGGTTGTGATGGTTCTGACATTTCACTATGATCATCTGGATTAAATTTAAACTGTAGCATTAGTTCATTAGCTAAAACATCTTTACTTAGATTTTCACCAAAGTGTAGACCTATGACTTTACTAACAGTTTCATCATATTCCGTTGTAATATGTAGATCACCGTGCTTTGCTATGCCTTCTTGTAAAGCATTTATTAATTCGCTTGCTAACATTCTATATCTCCACTGTAATATTAATCCATTCGCCGAATGGTTTTTCTATTTTAGGCTCGCGGTCATCTAATAACGCATGCTGTAAGCTTGGGCGATCTTCAATATGGCAATGCTTGTAATAAGTACAGCGCTTTGCAAAAGCAGCACAACCAGTACTGCTGTGTTGCCGTGGCCACACGTCATTATCACCGTAAAATTCAATGTGCATTATCTGCATAGTTAGTCGATCTAACCATTCTTTAACTTCTGATTTACCTTTTTTAAATTTATAAGGTCTTAGTATTGGTTCTATTGTATCAATCCAAATGTCGTAGTATTCTACCATAAATTCTGGTACAGAATTTAATATATCATTCGTGACTATACCATTAACACTACCTGATTTTTGCATAAAGGCTACTATTAGGCCATAAGGTACTAACTGGAAACCGTGCTTGTATACATGTTGTCTTGAAAATGTTTCTAATGCCCCGCCTTTATCTCTGTGTGTTTTGAAATCCGTGGCTGAAAATCTATTGTTAAACTGAGCATACTTTACTAAGTCAATAGCTCCACGGTAAGAATAATCAAATTTCAAATCTTTATTTACAAATTTTAAACAAAATTTTAATTCAATAGCGTGTCTGTCATCACCATTTACATTAATAACCGCAACTTCTTCGGGCTTAATGTTTATTTGCTTTGACATTTCAATAGCTGTGTTATAGCAAGCCTCAAAGCCTCTGTAGAATATGTTTTGTTCGCTAGTTTCTAGATTTTCTGCGTCAAAACTGTATGCTTTAAAGAATGCTAAGGAGGCTTCTTCATGTGTACGACCTATTGCACGGTTTTGCAAGTACTCATGTATTGCGCTCCCGCCTGCCGCAGCAAGGCTATTATCCCATTGACTTTCAGGATGAATAAATCGCTTACGTATTTGATATTTACGCGGGCAATATATTATCTGATTAATGGAACTAAATGACAGCTCTATGTTTGGTTTAGTTGTGGAAGTCATATTTAAAATAAATTCCCTAGGCCTTCGGAAACTTTATCAATAGCCTCCGCTTTGTCTTCACGTTTAGATATTCTAGCCTGCGATTTTGATTTACGCACCTGCGCTTTTTTATGGTGATGTGCGCCAAGGTTCATCATTGTTCTAGTAATAACACTTAAGTCATCCGGCATAAGTTTTTGGTCATGATGATCTAACAAGAAGCTGTGCAATTCTGCTAATGTTTCTCTGCCCATTGTCGGGTGAGCTACTGCTAAATTAAGCTTTTCCATTTGATATTTAAATCTAGTTTCTGCATCAGCATCTAAAGGTGGTGCAGCAGGGAATTGTATATCGCCGTGAATGTCGTTAGATTTAGGTAATTCGTCTGGTGTCTTAGAAATAAGTTTAGCATCACTTAGTTTTTGCTTAGTGAATAAGTTAGATATTGGTCTAGTTGTAGTAGTTTCTTCTACCGGATTATCTTTTGTAAAACTATCGCTAGTTTCTTTTTTCTTTTTAGCTAAGTCTGAAAACATACCCATGATTAAGCCTCTTCAATAAAAATGTCTTGCATCAATGTCATTGATTTATTAACACGTTCTTTTAGTGAAAACTGCCAATGAAATAATACATGTTTATTAGATGCCTCTAGCAATGTAGCTGATTGAAAGAAAGCCTTAAATTGTACAAGGGTTTTACCTTCTTTAGCAAAGTCAGCTTTTAAACGAGATAACGAAGTTCTAAAAACACCCCTGTGTTTTTGAATTATCTCTTCAAGTTCTGCTTCTGTTGTAATAGGGTAAGGATTTTCAATACAATAGCGTATAGAAGTAAAACTTTTATCCTCATGCCTGCAAATAGCATTACCGATGAATATAAAGTAATTGATAATGTCTTTAGGTTGTAAAAGACGTGGTGTAAAAGCTTCACCGCTTTCTAAACGATCTTTTAGTAACCGTTTTAATTGATGTTCGTCTAAGTATGCCATTGGTTTTCCTTGGGAGGATATGTTTAGTTGTTTGCGCGAAGGGCTACGCATTTATTGATTGCTTTTTAAGTACGATATAACGCTCGAGTCGGGTATTTTAAATGATTTTTATTCTCTTGAATAAACGCAGGCACACTAAAACAAGGGCATGCTTTAGCTGCATATTGATTATGTCCTGATAGTTTATTAATATTAATGTTAAATTTCATTAAATTATTAATAAGCCAAAAAAACGTTTTGAATTGTTTTGCACTGTAATGCTCAGTAAAAGCATCAGTTTCTGAACCACCAAAACCACCAGCGAGGGCTATACCTACAGTGCCTGTGTTTTTACCTTTTGTGTGTGCCCCAGTGTTATCTAAAGGCCTACATACAGTAATTTGACCAAGTCTATTAATAAAGTAATGGTATCCTATATCTGACCAGCCGTTATCCCTTACGTGCCATTTTATTAGATCAGAATGCGCTTGATTAATACCAATATCACCATTCCAACTACCTACTCTTGTTGCTGTTGTGTGGATAATTATTTCGTCAATGAAACGCGGTGTCTTAAAGAAATAACCAAGATCTTTGGTTTGTATCGTTAGTGTGCTGTTATAATTATCTAAAATAGCACGAGCGTAAACAGCAGGCTGCCATGCTTTTTCAACATGTATCTCAGGCACTTTTGCAGTAGCTTTAGCATTAATATATTTGTTCTTTTCAATCTTTTTGATAATACTTTCAGCAGCTTCGTCATCAATTAACGTGTCCACTTCGTCATTGTCAAACAATTCGTCAAGGAATGACATTAACATTAAGAAAATATTACGAGAATTTTCAGATTGATTTGACATTTTACTAATACCTTTTTCTGTGTTGTTACAATAATACAATATCTTAACTGATTTGTTAACTTACCCTAGCATAAGAGTTACTACTTGTCAATAGGGTTTATTTTTTTACTTTTCTTTTTTTATATGCTTTATATTCTTTTTCTAATGAATTATGAACTTTTAAGATCATTTCAATAGTAGATTTTTTTCTTGAGAATTTAATATAAATAATAAAAAGAATTACGCCTGATTTTTTAATAGTATTTATATCTGATATAATATCTTTATCTTTAGGTTTTTCAGTCAACAATACAATGCCTGAATTTGCAATGCTTCTACGACTAGTATTAATATTATATTTATGCTTTAAAAATTCTATGAATATTTCTGTCTCACGATAAAAAGCAGTTAGTACTATTGAATTTAGATTAATAAACTGAGTCATAATTTGTAGCTTTCTTGCCTATAAATTGTTGCTAAATCTTGCATAATAGCACCTTGAACTTTATTATCATTAGCCATAGCAATGTGCCCTGATTTAATTTTTGTTTGGCATATTGAACCGATTGATTTACTGAGTTTTGGAAGTGTTTTATATGTTTTATTAAGTGCCTATTTTGATAAGCTAGCGTCATGTCTATGCCACAGAAGTAGTCTATAACATTGTTATAACCGATTTGAACAGGTGTTTTTGCTCTATAATTAATATATTTTAATCCATCACGAAAACCGTTACTGTGTCCTATTATTACGTTTAGGTAATTAACATTATTTAGAATATTAAAGCTTTCTGTGTTAAATGCTCTACCCATCCAAGACATATCATTTCCGTCAGATGAATAAATATTTACTATTGAATTTGGAAACTCTGTGGTAATACGTTTCTTTAATTTTTTGGCCCACCGTTGGAACATCCATGTACCTATGATAGGAATAGAAGAACCTAAGCCGCACACTAGTGTTACATTTAATATTAATTCTTTTTTATTAACTGTCATTTTACATAATTCCTCATTTTATATTTAACGCGAAATAATTATGGTCTGGAACCTTATTCGATAAGTTGACTCGTTCACTGCGGTGCTACGCTGACGCTGCGGTGAGGCTGACGCCTCACCTACGGCTCGCTTTTGGCACCTACGTGCGTCAACCAATCTCATATCCAGCCCAAATTTTTTAGCTCTTATTAGTACATTTTTCAAAAATCATTACCTGATTGGTTAAATTTTTGGCCGGAAAAAGAATACGTGTTGACTAGTGAAAGCGATAAAACCGACACGCAGGGGAGGGCTTGCCCTCACCGTTAGCGTTAGCGTCAATCGCTGTAACGAATAAGTCAATACTATTCGCAAGGTTCCGGCTAATTAAATTTAATGTTATTGTTTTAATTATTTCATTATTTCCATTCACCAAGCTTGAGGGTGAGTTATTCCATACATTCTAGCCGTGTCTTTTTTTAAAAATGATTTAAAGTCTTTAATAGTTAATTCCACAAACATATCATCGTCGTAGCCTTTTGTTTTCCAACTAATATAATTGGCATAGACATTACAAATAACAATATTAACAGGCATTTCATTTTTAATAAAGTCACGTAACTTTTTAGGCATTGCCATTAACTGCGTTTCCCAAGCATCATTCTCAGACACACTTTTTAATGTTGAGTTATTATTTTTTGACATAACTACAAATCAATCCCTTTCATTTTATCCATGTCAAAACCACTAATATAACTATTAATCTTTTCATCCATAGTACTACCTTTAATGCGCATATTATTAACACAACGTTTTAACGCATATTTAGTACATAACAACGTCACATTTTCAACACAACGCGTTACAGCCGTGTACAACAATTCATTAAATAACATTTGTCCGTGACAATCATGTAAGCAGATGAACACATTTCTAAACCCACTACCTTGTGATTTGTGTATCGTTATCCAATAAGCTAATGCTAAATTCTCAATCTGTGTACTAGTTTCGAATAAATGATGATGTGCTAAACCTCCTGCGTCATCTTCTTCTAAATAATCAAACTGTATCTCACAAAAGTGACTGGCTTTTCTAAGCCCAGTACCTTCATCAGTAACATCAGCGTCACCAATGACATTATTATCGCCTTTATATAACCCGCCGCCAAACATGGCATTAACTTTATCCCGCTGCTTTTTAAGCTTCTGCTCTTTGCGACGTTCCTCTAACTCCTTACCTACATCAAATTCCAAGCCTTCAAATTCACCAGTTTTACCTTGCCCTGCACCTAGATTACTATTATTATAATGCTCGCCACTAATACCAGCATTAGCATTAATGCGGTCAATCCATCCAAGCATGCCATTATAAACACCTATTTCATTATCATTTTTCAAATTAATAACACGATCACCAACGGCAAATTTTTGCTGATTACGCATTGTTTTGATTAACATTATGTCATTATCAGGATTAACTATTTTTCTAGTCCTAACATTAAGCATTTCTTGACCTAACGTACCAACATTACTAGGCGTCAACAATATGTCTTGCTCAGGGTCATACCTACCTTCTGCATATGCTTTATTTATAAAATTCTCAACCTGTTGCGCTGCAATATTTTCATTCTTATCTATGCCTAATATTTTAAAATTGTCACTAACTTTAGGCATTTTACCACTACGAATTAAGTTAGCATTACTAATAACATCACCTTCTTTTTGGCGGTATATTTGAGTTAATTCCACTGTAGGATATTTAGCTAATAATAAAGGATGTATAGAACTGTCTAAAACAGGTTGTAATTGTGCGAGGTCACCTATTGTTATTATTCTGCAATCTTCTGGCAATGCATCTAGCAACATCTTCAACAACTTAACACCTACCATCGATATTTCATCAATAATAACTAAATCAAAATCTAATTTAACCGCTTCTTGTTCTTTACGCGTCATACCGCTATCATACTCACTACAAGGGTAGCCCTCAGCGTTAATCCACACACCATTATGACAACGTGGCTCAAAGAATTTTTTATTCAAAGTCTTATAAGCCTGCTCTTTTTTATCGTAATGTTCTATCTCACGACTTACAGGCCCAAAATTTATTATCTTATGAATAGTATTACAGTTAGCCTTAAACTCATTAGGCACAACTCTACGCAGTGTTTTAACTGCCAGTCCTGTAAACGCACCCATCGAGAAATTAAATGTGTGTGCTGTTAAATGTGAATGGTTACTAACGTGTTTGTTTTTCGAAATAGTACCGCTTTCAATTAATTGCCTGACCATTTCCAAAACAGTAGTAGTTTTACCAGTACCCGCGTAGCCAATAATATTACAGCGTTTTTCTTGCAGTGCCATTGTAATAGCTGACTGTTGTTTCGCATTGAGTTTTATTTCTTCACGTGATTGCGGCTGCGTAGGTTCTTTATTGCCATTAATTTCATCACACAAAACTTCTAAAGCTTGCCTTTTTCCCGCAGGTAATTCATAGTTATCATTTAAGCCGTCTACTAAGTCATCTACTAAATTA